TGCTTCTGTGGTGAGTTCAAAACTTTCTTTGGCAGTCCTCGCCGCCTTTTGAAAAGCATCCTTAGCGGGGTAGTCCTTACTACCTGACTTCGCTGGTGCTTCTCCTCGTTTTCGCTTTGCGTGAATGTTTGCATACAAACCACGCTTAGCTTCGCAGAGTTCCTTAAATTCTCTAAAATCTCTCATAACAACCGACGAGGTTTTACGAGATTATTTAGCGTTTACCACCACTCATATCTTTAAGCATCTTCTGTAGCTCTGCTGTAGATCCTACAAACATAGCGTTGTTGGTAACTTTTGATGGACCTTTCTTTTCTTCATCTAGATCCTTCATTTTCCTATGCAGGTCTTGAAGTTTCTCAGTCATATCTGCAACGTGCTTCATCGCCGCTACAGCGACTTCATACGCTCTTGGGTGCCCTGACTCCTGAGCGACCTCTAAGGCACCGTTGACCGCCTCCTGACCCTTGTCTATGAGGGAGTACAATTCTGTGCGTGTATATCTGTAATCTTTTTCGCGATCTTCCTCGTCAACTTTAGGTGGAACTGGTTTAGATGGTTTAGATTCCTCAACAGCTTCAGCACTAATGTTGAGGATATCTTCCATGTTTTCTTCTAGATTATTCATAACCATTCAATTCCTTCATTAAATCCAAAGTCATCGCCAGCATCAACTAATGCATCATCGAGAGCATCGATGTTTCCATCTGTGTTAATATCTGTAACTGCTTTGGGTGTGTATGTACGTGTAATAGATCTACGACTGACATCAAGATCTCCAATAGTTTCATGGATAATTGCCTTCCTGATAATATCAGATGTGCTGTAAGGACCGTAGAGGTATGACTTCATGGTGAAGTTAAGAGTATAGGCAATATATCTACGCTGCATAAAACTATCATCCCACTCATCTTCACTACCAATATTGTTTAAAACGATAGCAATATCTCTCTTCTCATTCATGTCAGGAATCATGTTAAGAGTCACAGAGAATGATGGTTGGAAGTAAGGCAAGATCTGCTCTAGAATTTGTAGAGCATCATCTTGAGACTTAGCAATAATTCCTAGTTCAAAATTTATATTATAAGGAACAGGAACATACTGTACTTTGACTTCATTACCATTATCAGCAACGATTGTTTTGTATTTCTGAATTGGTGATGTCTTACGGGCAGAATCATATTCGACGCTTGTCATCTCAAAATAGAGACGTGGTAAAGTAATTGCTACTTTGCTGCTGCTAGCATTTTCTCCAATACGAACCAAGAACTTTTGCTTAGGTCCATAAGCAAGAGGAACTTTTTGTTCTTCTAATACTTCTCCTGTGTCAGGATCACTACTTTTCATAGTGACATTATTGAAGAGAGTACCAAAGGCAATAATGTTCTTACGAACAATTGAATTGTAAAAATGTGATCCTAACATTAGAAGCTACCTGTTTGATTTCCAAATTCACCGAATGGATTGCCTTCTGTCCAATCAATAATCTCATCGCCAGAATCTTCGATCGCTCTATTTTGATCGTAGTTACTAGATGTATTATTTAGAGTGTCAAATGTCTCAGGACTCCACATAGCACCTGAAGTTACTCCAGTAATTACTTCTGCAGTAGTAAACGTTCCTGTTCTGTTGATGACTTGGAGAGATCTAGTTGCACTATCCCAGGACTTGACTTCTGCTCTATTGTCTTTGGGGGAGTAGTCAATTGTGACAGTAGGTGCAGAACTATAACCGCTCCCACCATTTGTGACAAGAATACTATTGACAATACCAGTAGAACTAACTGAAGCAGTCGCTGTAGCATCATTTCCTCCACCTCCTGAGATAGTGACTGTTGGTGGGAAATTTGGATTGTAATGTAATCCACTATCGGTAATAGTAATACTATCGACAGCATCTCCCGTAATTGCAGATGTTGCTTTTGCTAAGAACTCATCGCCAACAACCTCTTCACCAACTGTAAAGTTTCCTGTACCACCAGGATCCATAAAGAGTTGAATGCTATTTGCAAATGTGAGTTCTACCTCATCGATTTCTTCAACGCCCGTTTCAAAGTTATCACTACCAACCTCATAGATCTCAGCGGTGATAGCATAGAATTGGATTTTACCAAACTGGAAGAATGGTTCTTCCTTACCAACAAATTTAATTTCGTAAATGTCTTTTGTTAATGGGAAGTACAGTAAGTCTCCCTCATTAGGTCTGCTAGCAACAGTAATGCTAGGACTATGTTCTGCTACTTCTTCATCCCAGCGTCTTGTAGACACACGGAAAATAATTTCGTCTGTAATTCTTAAACCGAACTTGGAGATGAACTCTGAATTGTCACCAAAACCCATGACGTTCTGTAGCAGCATCTCAATTTGGAATTGTTCCTGATACTTGGAGTATCTAACTTCAGACAAAGTGTTGTCTTGTAGAACTATTCTAGGGATATAGTATATGTCTGTACCAAACAGTTTGATTTGCTCATCCACAAGATCCTGAACGAGACCTTGTTCACCACTGTGACCTTGGTAGTAAGTTGGAAAATAGGGACTAGTAGGCATTTTATCCGATCATATCCATGGGTGGTAATGCATACTTACTGAGAACTTCGCTTTCGAGTTTCTCAATTTCTGCGAGTGCGTCTGTGTAGATCTCTCTACCATTAAGAGTAACACCGCCAGGTAACTGAACGTTGTTATACTTAATCAGGTTCTGACCCCACTGTTTCTTCATTAAAGAAGTAGCATACTTTTTCACAAATACATCATTATTCATTTCGGTTGCATCTGTAGGATCAAGCATACGATGTGCTTCAATCAGTAGATACTTATCTGTTGCTAAAAAATCAGCATCCACATCAAGATATAAACGATCACGACGTGCTGTAAATCTGAATTGTTGAAAAGATCCATTGTTTATAACCATATCTAGTGTTTCTAGATATTGCTTGGTCATAAAATAATTGACAATATCTAGTGATCCAAATGCATAGAGATCATTTAGATACAATTGATATTCAACACCAAAGAGATTAGAACGAATTGAATTACTTACCAACCCAAAAACTTTAGTAATACCAGTTACGTGAGGTGGGATTGGAATATAGTTTGTTGCTTCATTCCAATCTGATCCATTAGTTGTAGTTGATACAGTATCTTTGAATCTAGTAATGTCAGATTCAGTTAATGAGTGTGTTAGATAACATCTTTCCATTCCGTTGTAGCAGTTCTCTTGGAAAAACTGATACGTATCATCGATGACATTGTTGACTTGCTCATCGTCAATGTTAACTTGCAAGACGGGTTCGCCAAGTTGCCTCTTGCAATATGTGATGAGTTCAGCCTTTGAACTTGGAGATGCCATTACACATAAAAATCCCTTCTTACCTATTTAGGAAGAAGGGATTTGGTATTTATTCAGCGGGTGTTTCTTCTTCTGGTGTTTCTGGTTCTCCTTGGAGAAGACCCAGAGTCTCCAAACCGCCTACTAGTTTTAGTTTATATTCTTTTGCTTTTACTAGATTCTCTTCTAGTTCTGCAATCTGTTTCTCTGTAGTAGCAATTTGCTCTTCAAAGTTCTTCTTTAGTTGTGCTGGATCCATGGTTATCAAAAATGATTGTGTATATGGTTATTTAGTTGGTGAAATTGATATAGTATTTGTGGCGTTTTCCAAAGGCGATGTAATAATATAATCAAACGCCATCGACCATCTATCTTTATCTGTCATGTTTGCTCCAACAGAATGTTTTAATTTTGATGGAAACAAGTACAGATCACCTTTACTTGCTAAATATGAAATTTTTTTGCTGTTAAAAGAATTGTACTGAGTAAAATCTAAATTGAAAAACTCAGTAAAAGGATAGAAATTATGATCTACAAATGATAACTCACCTGATTCCCTTGCTGGTTCTGGAATATCAATATAAAATATTCCACTTACGATAGCATGACAGTGTGCATGTTCTTGTGTGAAGTCTCCAGGATCATGTTTATTGACCCATGCTCCATTACAAACATACTTGTAATGATTACCAGCATTAAACAGATTATCCATGTAATTTTTTACATGCTTTCCAATTTCTTGGAGTAGTCTGTTGTATTTTTCTTTATGCTCTATTCTAATAAACCATCCATTATTTGCAGGACTTCTTACCACAGGTTCTGATTTTAGATCTGAGTATAGAGATTCTGGGAGGTTTAAATTTGACTTGTAAATTGGTGTAGCAAAACAGGAATCAATATTATAATTTACCATTTATTCAAAGGACACTTAGCATCACGAAATTTAGTTTTGACAGGCATAAAACAATAGCACTCTTTGCACTGCGTTGTCAACCTAATAAAACGGTCACATTTTTCGCATATTTTATATCTTGATTGTTGCTTAGCTTTAGTTACTTGTAAAAAATCCATAATAATTATTAAAAATTACTCACTAATCCACGTCATTCTGCAATATCCAGCTCCAACATACTCACCATTAAAGTTGGTGGTATTTGAACCAGCAGAGACAGAGTTGTTTGATGTAGCAGAGTTATATGATCCAGCGCCACCACCATGGGTGCTATAGGAAGACCACTGTCCTGCAGTACAACCACCAGTATATCCACCGCCGCCGCCAGGACCAGATAACTGACCACCGCCGCCACCGCCAAATCCACCAGAGTTAGCAAGACCTCCAGTAGTATAACATGTATTTCCTAGACCGCCTTTTAGACCTTCTGAGAAACCACCGCCACCACCAGCAGTACCACAGTGGCGACCACCTGTTGAACCACTAGATCCATAACCACCACCGCCACCGCCATGATAGCTACCACTAGCATTTCCGCCTTCACCTGTAGTAGGAGCACTTGCGGTATAAGGACCACAAGTAACCCCAGAAACACCTTGAGTTGACTGTCCTCTACCAAAGTTTGTATCTCTAGTACAACTAGTTCCCCATGTGTTACCAGCACTACCGCCAGCTCCACCTGCAACCATTAGTAATGTGTCATTTGAGACATCATACACCCAAGTTCCGCCCCCGCCACCAGCCTCATTTCCATAAGGCGAAGAATAGTCACCGCCACCAACACCGACAACTACTTCAATTTTTTGATCTTTTGTTAGATAGAAATTTCCAGTAGCAGTAGCACCGTACATAGTAGTAACGCCTCTGTTCTGGCACTGTCCTCCTCTGGCTCCACCAATCTCAAATTTATACACCCCATCTTTTGGAATTGCTAATTTTTGATATCCTTGTGCTCTTCCCTGACCAAAAAATCTATTATTTGAAGCCCAAGGATACGTTCCTTCATACGTAGACCTTAAACCCGCAAGCTCTGGTCCTGTATTTTCTCCTCTAGCAACACCTGTTTTGAAGTTAAATTCATTACTAGTAGATTCAATATCCCATAGATCATTACCAGTACCAATGTCAGTAGTACCCCAGTTATCATATGGACCATAAATCTGGATATAGTTAACGGTGGAATTGTATACAATTTGACCCTGTTGGGCATCAAGCGCGTTAATTTCTGCTTGAGTCAATACTGGAATCTGTAGTGCTCCAGTAAGAATAATTTTTTCTACAGTAATTGATGACATGGTATGATTCCTAGGGTGCTACTTGCAATATTTTTATTTATTAACCAACTGGATTGGCAGGATCAATTGCCCTATCAGGCATCTCTAATGCTAATCTTGGATTTGGTTCATCTACATCGATGACCCATTTTCCTAAACTCTCATCCCAGTTATATACATCTTTTAGAGATGATCCATGGGGAACCTCATCGGGAACATGTGGTTTACCAGGACCAACTGGTGCTATCCATTCGTTACCATCCCATACCCATGAGGGGTATGGTTTTGTTGGTTTGTTTATAGAAAAGAAACTTTCGTGTACTGCTTCGAGCTCACCGTTCTTTCCTGTAATAATTAGTTTAAATGTATCATCAATATCTAATACAAGATCTTGTTCTACTAGATATGGCGATACATTATCTCCAGTAAATGGTCTCTTACTAGAGACTGGCCAGTTAAAATTGACCAATTGTTCTTTTTGTGAAGAATTTCTAAAAACTTTAATACCAAATTGCAAATCTGCTGGAAGTTCAAATTCAGTTTCGTCTCCTCTTTTGAAACCAAAAGAAACTGTCACCTCTCTAACAGGATGCATTTCTTTACGTACAACCCATTTATTGGTGCTTAAATCTTTTACTGCAGTAATCGTGCTTTTCATAGTTTAACCTTGCCCTAGAATTGTACTGTAAATCCAGCTTTAGTTGGAGTCCAGTCAACTCCGTCATAAAACTCCATTTTATTTGTAGTTTCGTTATAGATTAATGCACCTTTACCCTCTTGGGTTGCATCGTCCGTAGACTCATGGGGGTATACATTATTCCTTTCTGTTGTGGTTAGGATAGGAATAATGATACCACCAGTTACATTAATCTGAGATACAACTAATTTAGATCCAGCAGTCATCTAGAATAAAAACATCTTCGCATGTATTTATATCATCAAAGGATTGTCCATGTCGCGTTAGTACCGAACACGATATCAACACCAGACTTTACTGTGATTGGACCTTCACTATAACTGGTGCTGTTATCATCAAGGGTTACATCAAACTCAATCTCAGTATTATATGCTTTGATAATACCCTGTGAGTCTTGATACTGCTTGACGCCACCAATATAAGTAGCACCAACAACGTTAAAGTCTCCTTCAACATCTAATGCAAATCCTGGATCCTTATCAGTTGAGAAGTTAATACCAACCTTAGATTGTCTGTAGATGTCATTTCCATTAGGAGATTCTGTCCATCTAGAAGTAACAAACTCAGAGTTGTTCTGGAAGAACTGACCATTTAGGTTAATATCACCCTGAACATTCATTACATACTTTCTAAGTTGATTGTTTGCTTCAGGGTCATTTCCTTGGAATACATTAGTATTAATACCAATTCTATGAACATCAGTTCCACTAACATTTTCAACTGTGATTGCTAGTGCTGGAGATCTAGATCCAGAATTCCAAGCAACTCCTCCATTATCACTAGAAGATTCGATGGAGAAGATGTTGTCAGCAATAATGTTATTACCAACACGGAAGTTACGGAAACCACTAGCACCTTGGAATATAATAGGAGCACCACTATTATCAGAACCAGTCTTAATTTGGAGTGCAGTTCTTGCGATAATTAAGTTGTCAACATCAAGACCAGTATTAGTTCCGCTGTTCTCAATCAGAAGACCACCATTACCTTGAATGGTTAGTTTGTTAGAAGAGTTGTTGCGGAAGATGAAATCTCTATCAGATGCTCTACCGTTAAAGATCCAGTGTGCGCCTTCACCAGGTTTGTATGCTGCAGACTGCGATCCAGACGAGATAAACATCATCGCATGGTTAGCATCATCATAGTATGCGTCTCTAGCACCATCAATCAGTAACATGTGTCCTGAACTATTAGCAGGACCACGTAACCTTAGAGCAGCAATTGCTCCACCAAGAATATCAAGACCAACACCAGCAGTTAGTGTTGTGCCAACGTTAATACCAATACTTTCATTTGAAACATCAACGAAGAATGTATCGCTATCGATATTTAAATCTCCAGAAATAGTAGCAGAAGATAAGAAATTAGAAATACCAGAAACACTTAACGCTTCACTAGTAGCAACAACGTTGGTGATGGTTAAAGCACCAGTCATGTCATCGCCCGATTTGAGGACGTTAAGTGAAGCAGCACCAACTAGTTCAGCACCATTATCTAAGGTAATAGTTCCTGCACCAAATCCACCGTTTCCATCTCTCTTGACAGCAGTATCTGCAACGCTGGTTACTTGGAATTCGATGTTACCAGCGTTCCAAATCTGGTTACCGTTGATAGTAAATGCATCAGCATTTTCTACCTGAACATTCAGAGTACCAGAACCAGCACTAGAAGTACCACCAGTTGCTACAATTGCTGCGTTATAACTTGCGGATAACTGAGAAGAGTTAAAATAGATACCAGGAGAAGATGCAATTGCATCCTTTCTACCCAATCTGAGATTAGCAGTACCACCATCACTTTCTAGTGTAGCAATATCAATAGTGTTTCCTTCATCAATAGTGAAGTCTTGGAATTCTTTTCTGTTTCCAGCATCACCAATAGTTAGAGCACCAATAAAGTTACCTGAAGTAAGTCTACCGATGATAATTGTGTAATCGTTAGCATTATCAATAGTGTCGTTATTGATAATAATATTATCAATTTCGATTGTACCAGTACCCTGACCATTAGCATTATAAAGGTTAACTGGGTTACCAGGAACAAATGGTGAGGTATTGAGGATTAGACCAGAAACATAGATCTTATAGCGAGGATCGCCATTATAAGATTTAATCTTGACAGTATTCAGGAAAGATGTTGTGTCAATAAAATCTGGTAGTCTATTATCAGATATAGTTCCGTAGTTGATATTCAGAGCATTCTGATACCACTCACCTTGCTTGTTATCAAGTTTGTCGGCATCCATACCTGATCCGATACCATCGTTCAGGGAGTTCCACATAAGTGCCCATGAACCGAAACTAGTAACACTAGTTCCAGAACCACGAAGCCACATATTGTCATTATCAGTAAATGCCATCTGTCTGACACCACCGAATGAAGCATCAAAACTAGAACCACCTGCTCTGATGGTCATTACCAAGTTCTTAGAACCACCATCAACTAGTTGGTTGGCACTGTTGTTAATAGTGTTAGCAACAATACCACCAACGAAATTATCTGGTGTTGGGTTAGAAGTTGGGTTGTTAGTACCAGTTGTTACTCTTAGAGCATTACCAGCAGAACCAGATACGCTAATGTTATATGTACCAGCGAGTCGATCCGTTGGTAGAGTGCCAGTATTCTGGTTTGCCGAGTTCAGATAGAATGCACCTTGAGCACCGTCAAGAAGGTCAGCGTCAAGACCAGAGTCAGCACCAACGTTAAGATCAACAGAACCGTTACCTGATACACCGATAGTAAACTGAGATTTCTTGAATCTAGCAACACCAATTGTACCGTAAAGGTCAGATGAAATTGTCAGATCAGAAACTCTCTGAACGTCTACTGCAACGTTTGCATACTGTCTATTAACTGTACTAATTTTTGCTAGTAGTACTAGACCAGAACCTGCACCAATTGCATTTGGTGGGACAGTAATTGTGTAGTCAGCATCGTAACCAGCACCACCATCAGTAACTGTAAGTTCTGTAATAGAACCACCGTTGATAGTGAGGTTTGCTTTCAGACCAGTACCAGTACCACCAACAAAGTCAACATCAAAGAATTGACCGTTAGTAAATCCTGTACCACCGTTTGAAATAACAATCGTATCAACGAAGTTACCCTGAGTATACGTAGAATCAAAGATGATTGGTGAAGCACCACGTTCAAATTCGATAACAGTACCAGCAGCAATAGTTGCTGTTGCTGCGTTGTTGACAGAGATAGTTGTTGATCCGCCAGTAGTTAGAACACCAGTAATATTAGTATTTGGTTGAATACCAGTTACGTTGTCTAAAATTTCATGACCGATTAGTGCCTCTGGTAGAGTGGAGAATATCATCTCACTAGAACCACTATTGAAGTTCTGAGTTAGTTTTGCAAAGTATCTCTTCTCAGCACCCTTGATAGACTGAACCGCTAGTGCGAAGTTCTGGTCACCACGTAAGAATGTGAAGGAGTTTGCAGCACCACCAGATGCCAATCTATCAGATTCAATAGTACCAGAAACGATATCAGTTGCAGAGATCTGGTTGGAAGATAGTGATACCCAGTTGTTAGCATCGAATGATGAAGTATTGACTGCTCTAGTGATATCAATAGTCTCTGAAGGTACATCACTACTTTCAATAGTATCAGTATCTTCAATCTTGATCCTATTAACGATATCTCCGTAAAGTCTGCTTTCGATAAGTGCAGATGCAGTTGCCTGTGTTCCAGAACCAGCTGGTGCTTGAATAGTTACAGTTGGAGGAACTGTGTATCCTTTACCACCTTTAAATCCGTTAAATTCAATAACATCAATAGCAACAACTTCTCCGTTTGCAATTACAGTTACTGCCTTTGCTTCTACACTACCTGACTGAGGAGTACCACCAGAGAGTGTAATTGTTGGAGGAGACGCATATCCAGAACCACCGCCAGTAACGTTAATTCTGTATACAACACCTTGTCTGTACTCAGTTGCTTGAATTCTACCGCCAGAAACACTAGCAGTAAAGATATCACCTAGAGTGAATTGTAGTGATGGATCTACAGCAAATCCTAAGAACTGACTATCTAGATCGTTATTAAGAATAAACGATGTTGATGTGTCTTGTTCAATCGCGATGTCACCAGCAAGAGCTCCTTCAATTGAAAGTCTTTCTGTTGTATTAGATACCGTGTAGACTTCAAATGGTCTGAGTGCTGGAATCTGGTCAACAGAGATCTTACCAGAATCAGTAAGTTCAACTAGTGCTCTAGGAACAGCGTTCGTAGAGTATGGTTTGTTGATGTATGGTCCAAGGTTGTTAGTGATATAGTCTCTAACTGCCTTCTGTGTAGGTAGTTTGGAGTCGCTAGAGTTAGCACCACCAAGTGTGTTAGATGCATCGAAACCAGTAACAACTGTGTCGCCACCTTTCAGTTTCAAGAATTCAACTTCAGAGATGGTAACCGTACCCGTGAAGGTGATGTTACCAGTTCTGTTCTCAATTTGTGCGAATGTACCAACTTTAAAGTCACCAAGTTCGTCAGTACCTGAACAGTAAACTCTACCGTAGTTTTCAGATACCTGCTCGTTAGCAACAACTTTAGTACCACCATTCTCAGGTAGTGCTAGGTAGTTAGTACCTGAACCTGCGAATTCCCAGGTGTGGGAAGAAGAGTTAACAATAGAAGGTCTGTGTAGTCTTATAGTTTCGCCTACCAAAGTAGAAGGAGAAATTTGCTGACCACTAATAATGTTAGTAACATCTACTGGATCACCAGTACCATTATCAATAGTAATTTGTGCTGAGAAAGGAGGTCCAACAGTAACAGCACCAACAGAATCGATGAAGAATTCAATATCTGGATTTGTGTTAGTGTGTCCGTCTACCTTGATAACATAGTGCTCAAGTGGTTCTCTACCTAATCCACTTACAGTAAAGATGGTTCTTCCTGTTGGAGTAGAAGAGACGTTTGTAATTGTTGCAACGTCAAAGCTGTATGCTTCTTTTCTAAATCCAATACCACGGAGAGCGTAGATACCAAAGTTAGTAGCAGAGTTAGTGATTGAGCAGTAACCACCAGTCTCAGCAAGGACACCATCAGCACAGAAAATAACGAAGACTGAAACTAACTGAGTATAACCATCTTCGATAACCTTGTATCCTGTACCACCAAACGAAACAATCGTGAATGCCGCAGCAACCATCGACTTACCCTGATTAGGGAATGTTGCTGTTCCATCTAGTTCTAGACCAGGGAAAGGACAGTTAGGTTGCTTGACTTTAGATCCGTCAACCAGAGCACCGCCACCACCTAGGAAGGAGATAACAGAAGAGTTCTGGGTATATGGAGATGCCTCAATAATTGGATAATCATCATAGCTACCACGAATTGCCATTCGTGTATTGTTCTGATCATAGATGAAGTTATCTGGATATGTTATAATATTAGATGTATCAAATAAAGTTCCTGTATTTTGAGTTAATGAACCAGGTTCAATTGATGTACTTGAATCTGGATCAGAAGCATATTCAAGAATACCATCTAAGATTTCCATTTCTGTGGAAATAGTAGATTCTACATTTGCACATAGAGGAGCAGATCCTGCTGCATATACGTTGATTGATTCTGATGAGGTTCTTACGAAAGTATGTGCAGACTGTGGAAGATGCTTAACGGAATTTGAAGATGCATTTATGAATGTATGTACAGACTGTGGAAGGTGCTTAATTGCATTAGTTGATGCAGATACAAACTGATGAACAGATCCAGAAGAACTACCAGCATTACCTACGTTGATAGTGAAAGTTCCATCTTGACGATCAATACCATTACTAGATGCGCTTACAAATGTGTGAGCACCTGTATAAGAAGAAGGACCAACGTTGATATCAAACGTATTTGTAGTTACATTACTAATTTGTAACCAGCGACCAGATGGATAATCATATCCAGCACGAGGATATGCTTTGTTGACTGTATTGCCATCTAACACACAACTATATGTTAGGGAACCATCTGCAATTTTAATGTAATCTCCGTTAGCAAATCCATGACTTGAAACAGTTAGTGTTACTACGCCAGTTGCTGCATTATATGGAGCATCAGATGCTGTATGCTGTGTGGTTCCAACAGCAGTAATGGGAATAGACTTACCTGCATAAGGGTCACTACCAGGACGTGGATAAGTGTGTTGAGAAGCATTTCCATCTAAATCACAAGTGAATGTGAATGAATTGTCCTCAAGAACAACGCTTCTGCCAACACCAAGACCATGTTGTCCTACGGTAACAGTCATGTCACCGTTGCTAGCATTATAAGTAACTGCACTAGGAGTGAAGTATTTGTTTGGACCAGAAATACCAGCGTTAACAGTAATGGTTTCTGAAGTTATTGATGTGATAGGCATAGACCTACCAGCAAATGGATCGATTCCAGGACGTGGGTATGTCTTCTGGGAATCATCACCATCCATTGTGCATGTGAATGTCAGCGAGTTATCATCAATAATGATTCCTTCGCCTTGTGACAATCCGTGATCTTCTCCAATTGTTAGTACCAGATCACCAGTTGCTGGATTATAAGATACATCAGATGGAGTCCATTGTTGATCTGGACCAGAAGCGCCAACATTTACTGTATAAGTATTTGTAGTGGTTCCTGTGATCTGCAGAGAATTTCCGTATGCATTTTGACCGACGCCTGGTAGAGCATGTTCGGTCTTATTGCCGTCCATATCACAGGTGAATACAAATGATTCAGGTGCAATACGAATTGTATTTGCTGTGGACAATCCATGACTATTAACAGTAACTGTGAAGTCGCCGTTAGCAGGATTGTAAGTAGCAGTGGATGGTGTGTGAACTGCGATAGCAGCAGATCCAGTAGCATCAACTAGGGTGTTCCAATCTTCAAACTTAGGAACAGGAGTAGTGATGTCAATTGGGTTGTAGATAATAAGTGTTGCATTTGTCAGAGCACTTACAAATGCATGTGCTACACCAGCAGCAGTTCCTGCATCACCAACATTACATGTTACAGTAGAAACTCCACTACTAGATGTAACGCTGATAATTGGTAGACTCTTACCATAGTTTCTATCATTATCAGTTGGACTTGCATGGTTGGCAGGACCAGAACCCATATCACATTGGAATGTGAGAGCACCCTCTTGGAATGCAATTCTATCATTAGTCGTGATTGTCTGAGTTGGATCTGGGAAGCTAACAACTACAGTTCCATTAGTTGAATCGTATGTTGCAAACGATGGAGTAGTCTGGATAACATCACCACCAGACCAGTTACGCATCGCCGCCTTGGCGTAGAATTCAACTCTCTCATATGCGTATCTTGTTTGAGGCAATACTGCTGCATCGATACCAGTTAGTGCAGCACCCGTGAAATATAGTTCTGCGTTAAAGATAATGCCAGAGTTACCACCAAGAACAAGGTCTCTGATTAATGCAGCAAGAATAAATCTAATGTCTCTACGACACTTTCTCTGATTTACATCATTTAATTGTAATGTTGGATATCTTGCTTCGGTATCTGCAAGTGCTTGCTCAGCAATAGCGTCCTTGTTTCTTGCAATCAAGTATGCTGCATCTAGATATGTTCCAGATGCATTATTTGCTAGAACATCTACCCATAGGTATGATAAAGTATCGATAGAAGATCGTACATCATCACAAGCAACACCTTGTGCATTTGTAGCAGTTGATGTGATTACAGTATCGTCAAAGTATCTGTTTAAAGATGAATACTGTGGTGAGAAGATAGGATCATTAGGAGTACCATTTCCAGTCCTCCAGTTTCTCATCGCGAGAATTGCTAGTTCTCTAGCATATTCAATACCACGAACTGTTTGAATAATTTCATTCTCAACAAATCCAATCTTAGCGCCAACGATATATTTCTTAGCAGCTTCGATGATATTGAAGTTTGAACCAAACTCAAGGTCTCTTACCAGAGCGTTGATAAAGTGAACAACATCTTCGCGACATTGATCATCGCTAATACGAATATTGTAACTTGGATATTCCTTCTGACCTTCGCTACACTCTAGTAGAATACCATCTAATCTAACGATGCTGTCTTCTGCTAGGTTTGGAATTGGAGAAGCAGTAGTAATAACTGCAGTACCATTAACAACGTTGTCGTAAGTGAATGCAGTAATATTGTATGACTGACCACCAAACTCTACCGTACCACCACTAATATATGTGTGTTCAAATCGTGAGGTTCCTAAAAAGACCTTGAAGTCAGAACCACCAGTTTTGATTGCATTACCAGATGCTCTTACAAACGTATGTGGAGACTGTGGTAGATGCTTAACGGCACCAGGGATAGCACCAGCAAAGGTGTGTGCAGAGCGTGGTTCGTGCTTAACAGCACCAGAAGTTGCAGTAATAAATGTATGGTTAGAACCAGAAGCAGATCCTGCATCACCAACATTAATGGTGAATGTTCCGTCTTGTCTCTTTAAGGAGTTGCTATCAGCACTTACGAATGTGTGAGCACCAGTATAATCGGAAGGACCGATATTAATCTCAAAAGTATTTGCAGTTTTGTTGTTAATTGCAAACCAACGTCCACTTGCTAGGTCATGATTTGCTCTAGGATATGACTTGTCAACAGTATTTCCGTCAATATCACATGAATATGTGAGAGAATTATCGTCAATCTTGACGAAATCACCATTATCAAATCCGTGTCCAGTAACAGTAAATTCGATAACACCAGTTGATGCGTCATAAACAGCATCAGTTGGACTATGTGATGTCGATCCAACTGCAAGAATCTCTAGAGATTTACCTGCATATGGGTCAACACCAGGACGTGGATAAGATTTTTGCTCTGTATTACCATCTTGATCGCATGTAAAGGTGAATGAATTGTTATTGAGAACAACACTTCTACCAACACCAAGACCATGCTGACCTATGGTGACGACCATCTCACCAGTTGCAGCATTATAAGTAGCATCAGTTGGTGTGAAATACTGATTAGGTTTCGATGCACCAATATTCATCGAGATTGTAGTATCTGTAACCGCAGTTAGAGGTACTGACTTACCCGCATAAGGATCAATTCCAGGACGTGGGTATGTCTTGACGGATTGGTTGCCGTCCATGTTGCAAGTGAACTTTAAAGAATTAGGTTCAAATACAACTCCTTCACCAACATCTAAACCATGAGGTCCGACTGTTAGTGTGATGTTACCTGTTGATGGATCATATTCAACAAGTGATGGTGTAAATGTCTGGTTAGCAGCAGATGCACCAACGTTAACTGTAAAAGTATTTGTTGTTTCTGCTACAATAGGTAGCGACTTGCCACTAGAATAATGATGTGATTGTGGCGCAGGGTGCTCTGTCTTGTATCCATCCATGGCACAAGTAAAGACAACTCCCTCGTCATCAATTCTAATACCATCCCCAACAGACAATCCGTGGTTGTTGACAGTAAATGTAACTAGACCAGTCGCTGGATCGTATCCAGCATCGGACGGAGTATACTGTGCAGTTGGTGTACCACCAACATCATATACTGCGAAGTGGTCAGTTTTAAATTCGTTATTGATTCTACCAACAACTTCATCTGCAATAAAGTCTCTGTTGTTGCGAAGGAATACACAGGCATCCTGATATCTTCTTTCTACTGGAGCTGTTATTGGGAATGTGTTTGGAGAGTTGAGTAGAGTTAATGTAACGCTGTTACTATAAGTATTAACTGTTGCAGTTTGACCAGGATCAAAATCTGCTTGTGTTAATGCGGGGAACTTTTTAGGAATAACAAAACGTCTTGCGCGACCATCAGCATCTTCTAGAACCTTATAGATCCTCTGCTTACCCATCAAGAATGATAGGTCTGGAGATTGTGTTGGAAGACCAACGATCTCAACTTCTTCACCTTCTCTAAAGTCGTGAATATTTGATCTACCAACTAGTTCGTTGGTATAGAATACAATACCACCTAGATCTTCTGCACTACCAAATTGTTCTTCTTGGAAACCACCAGTTGCAATACTTGGATCTCCCTGTAGAGAGAAGTCAATCTTTTGAATAGGTAGAGTAGCAGTAAGATCTTCATTAAATTTTACAACCTCACCTTCTGCTCTAATTGATTGTAGTGAAGTAGTATCAACACTATTTGTAACAATATTTGCAGCAAAGATTGTAATCGTGCTTGTAGCAGCAGTAAAGTCCCATTCAGATGCTCCTAGAATAGGAACAAATTCTACAATCCAGTGATTAGGAGAATTATCATCATCAATATCTTTTACTTCATAGAATCCTGTATTAAACGCATCACCAGATGTATCCTCTAGATAGACATAACTACCAGATGGAATAGTTGTACTAGGATCGTCTGTTACCTTAAGTTTATTTGCTCCTGCACTTTCAGTAACTGCTAAGGTGGTATCTGCACCAGCAGTACCAGTAACTAGATAAGTAAATCTTTCACCTTCTAGGAAAGAACCACTATCCAGGGTAACATCTAGAGTACCAGTAGTATAAGCATTAGAACCAATAGTAGTGTCAAAAGTTACACCAATAATAGTTGCTCTGGAACCAGTGTTAATACCAACTACTTCTAGTCCAGTTGATAGATTCGACAAACCAGTATTTTCCTGGAAGTCAACACGGAACTGGTCTGGTCCAAAGATTTGGTGACCAACTGGGAAGTTAACACCAAAGTCTCCATTTACATCACTATCGATAACGATTCTTTGCTTATCGTCAAAGACCATAGCAAAGTCCCAGGTTGCTACGGGATCACCAAGGGAATCGATTTGGTCTCTATAAGTAACACCAATAATGTAGTTCTTATCACCGAACTTCATGATGTGTTTGCCAGGGTTGGCAGGTCTGATAATTACCAGACGCAAGTTGTCACCAACGATGGATGCATCAGGTGGGATCGAAATGGGGTTATCTTCTACATAATCACCACCAGAAACAATAACAGTTTCTTTAACACCAGGAGTGGTCCATGCTAACTGACATGCTTTCTTAACTGTTCTAACTGGGTTTACAGCAGAACGACCATCATTCTCGTCGTTACCAATCTGCTGCGAAACATAGATACGACCACCAACGTCATTCGTTGCTAGGTTGAGGACGTATTCCGTAGTAGCAATCTTGTCAGATCTATCACCAAGTAGAGGCGTTACAGAACGTGGGAAGATTCCATCATCTCCCGTTTGGTTGTAAGCAAAGGAATTTTCGTCAATAACACGAAAACCAATATGCTTGAATTGAACTTCTCCGTTGAGCTCAATACCATCAACATGAACAGGAGCAATTTCTGGATCTGTTTTTCCTGTATTAATTGACTGATATACGTTAGCGCCAAAATATCTATAGGAATCTTTTTGGATAATAACGTTAGGAGACCAGGGAACACCTGTGTTATTGACAAAATTCTTTAGGTTTGGTGCTCTGAAGGCAGCATCTGGCGTAATGAAGTTGTCAATATCCAGGTTTAGAATTCTTGCCGTATCTGAAATGATCGACGTTGAGGTTCTAATAGCACCGTTGATATCAAGTTCATAGTCAACAGTATCAAGGAATGCTTCACCAGTAGCACCTACACCAGACTCACTATTAATAGTTACAGACGGAGGAGAAGTATAACCAGTACCAGGGTTGTTGATAGCGATATTAACAACTTGACCGTTGAAAATAAAAGCAGATGCTAGTGCTTGAACACCAGTATCTTTCTGTGGTGGTCCAAGAATAACACTAGGTGGCGTGGTATATCCAGATCCACCTGAGGTAATGGCAACGTTATTGACACGTTCCCCAGTTCTATTGATACCTACACGGGGAAGGTTTGTAACTTCATCAAGCTGTGCTCGTAGAATTTCTCTTTCTGCCGAAGAAACTCCAACTCTAACAGTAAGCTCATTATCACCGATGAGTTGTGGTTTAGAACCTCTAAAAAACTCTTTATCGGAATTGATATTAAAACTCATGGTGCTGACTACCTGCGCCTATTTTGCCTCAGTTATATTTAGCATCACTGCCATTCAATTGCTACGAGCTCTACTGATACTGCCCACTTAATATTGTTTGTTGTACCTGCTCTAGTTGTAGAATAACTAAAACGGTTTACTGATCCTAATGGTACAATACTCCAAGTTTGTCCTATGGGAATATCATCTTTCACAACAGTTACTAATGATGATAGTACATTAGTATTTCCATTAGTATCACAATAAACTATAGTCTCGATCTTACCAGAGTGAACTGTTCCTGCTGGGTTGACACCAAGATAGTGACCAGTAATAAAGTTTACTGTATTATTATCTATAGTGATTTGTGTTCCAATTTGATCTAATGCTAAGACAGCAGTATTAGTTCCTCTTAGAATAAATCTATGTACTTTACTATCAGTAAAATGAGTATTTTTGATTTCTAAAGTATTTAAATCTTTAGCATTTCTTTCCTCATCGACAATAACAGTCTTGTCGATGGAGAACCCACCGACAGAATCAAACTTCTCTTGTATACTTGCCATCGTTATTTCTTAGTGGTGTGGGCAATAATAGTAACTCTTACAACATGCGTCTCAGCAATATTGCTGTCCATATCAATATTTAGTCTCACCTCATTATTTTCAGTTAAGACAAATGCGGGGACTAGTAACTTATTACCAGTAAGGATGTTTCCGTATTCTGCAAAGTACACATCGGTGCCATCATCAATTACAGTAAACTCTACAAATTCCTTGTCTCCTGTTGTAATATTTTCTGCACTTGCAGTAACCTTTGCTGATCTTTCAGTTGCGGTTTCATAAACATTATATCCATTAGTTTCAATACCACCCTTAACCAGAGAGAAATCTACCGAGTGAATTCGTAGATCATTAATTTCTAAGTTCTTAAGATCCTTATCGAAGATTTTAATTCCATCAAAGGTTCCTGTTCCAAATCCAGTATTATAAAACAAGTCTCCTTGATCATCCATTCTCAGAACAGGATCGATTGTTAGACCAGCAGAAATACCAATATCAAAATATTGTTTTGTGGAATGCAGGAATGTATTGGTAGCAGAAGTATTATCTAAAGTAGTTGCTCCTGCATCAATACTCAAGAGAGATGCTGTTAATTCAAATTCATCTGAAGTAACTGACCTTACAGTATCAATTGCATAGAAATCTAATGAAGTGGCAGATAATTGTAAAGTATTGTTGTTGTCATTATAGAAGAAGAGAATATTCTCATTAGCGCCAGGTGAAGTCTCGGGAATAATATAAGTGTTCTGGTCAACATCCTTGACGCCACCAAGCGAACCCCAGTTATTGCCGTCATAACCTTCATACTGTAAAGAAGTTGTATTGAAACGAATAGAACCTTGTACAGAAACACCTCTATCGTTATCTCCACCAACAGGAATTACTATACTTGTTCCAGCATCAATAACTACTTTCTTGCCAGAATTTGGACGCAATATAATGTCGCTAACATCTGTAGAAATAGTATTTTCAGTTAATCTAAGGTCGCCATTAATTGATAGTGGTAGACTATTTGCAGGACCAATTCTGATCTCTTCACATTCATTAAAAACAATAGGACCAACTGCAAGGTGAGTCCACTTCAACTCCATAGTACCATTCTGGAAAGTATTTCCAGATGTATCTGTTGGAGCATTACCTGTGGTTGCACTAGTACCAATAGTAACAATCTCAAAAATATTGATACCGTACTTTAAGTATAAACCTACAGTTGAATACTCGAAGTTTGCAACCCAGTTAATATATGATGGTGCTGTCGTATTGGTAGAATTGATTTCCTTAGCAGCTTCAAAGATCAATTCATCTTTCTTCACTTTCATCGAGTTGATGTCATCATTAATGAACCACAAAGTGTTATCATTAACGCCAATACTTTCTTCTGCTAAAATGGTAGTATTGCCATCTAAATCTCTTACACCACCAAGAGAAGACCAAGAACTAGTATCTTCACTATAACCTTCATACTGTTGTGTTGTTGTGTTGAATCTAATAGCACCATTTGCTGCAAGACTGGTAGGTCTTTGTGCATTAGAACCAGAAGGAATAACTAGCGCAGTAGTATTACCAACCTTAACAACTCTTCCAGTAAATGCAGATAACTCCAAGTCATCTGTGGAGATAGTAGAAACTACATTATTTTGAATTCTAATCTTATCGTTAACATTCAGTTGATTTGTAGTTTTTAGAACACCTGATGTTGTTAAATTAGCAGAAGCACCAGATACGACAAAACCAGTAGATCCAACAGTTAAATTCCCTGAGAAAGTTGTATTGATACTAGTAACAGAAAGACCATCACCAGCATCTTGAATTTCTGGTGATTTAAGGAAAGTAGTTGCTTCGTAAATAGGTGATGTTCCTTTGGTATTAACTGTAGATTCGTCAATACTAGAAGTTACTGCAGTAAGAGAATCTACAGTCATTAGACCTGTTTCTACATCTCCCGTAATAGAATCAATAGTCTCAATTTCTGCAACAATAAATTCTGCACCAGAACCAAATACTCTTGGGTTATTTGAATCGATTGTGATGGCAACTTCATCGTAATCAAATCCACCTTCATTTGCGTGGGCCGATCCAAGTCCTCCACAATAATAGTACAGAGTTGCGGGTGTATTTGTTGTTGGTCTGAATACTACCTGACCCTCTAGTCTCTCTACTCCATCTGTATATTCTACACCTCTAAAATCTGCAGTAAGAGTTCCTGTAGCAAGAGCTGGTTTTGTTAGAGTGATAGTAGTGGCATTATCAACTGACCCAACAAAAGTATTAGAAACAATACCTTGTCCATCTGTAACTGTTACTGCCATTCCAGCAAGAATACCTGTAGTACTAGCAACAGTTATTTGTGCAGAAGAAATTGTAGTAGTTACAGAAACATCCTTAATCCAGGATGGTGCCCAAATACCATCTCTGAATTCAGAGAAAGAGAATACGTGTGAATTATTACTATCGTTTGAAACATCAAAGATATATGAATCACCAGCATACATGGTGATGGATGGTTCTAACTGATTGTTAATAAGATAACGATATCCATCAGTTGCAGTATTAACATCAAAGTCTACAGAAGATCTTACATTTGTTATTGTATCGCCATCTTCAAATTCACTTTCTTGAATAATAATGTAATCAATATTACCACCAGTTTCTTTGATGTAAATTACATTATAAGGATCTCCACCAGCAGCAAATTGATCACTTCCAAGAATAGCAGATGATGCTATTGTTCCATTAAAAGTAACAATCTGTACATCAATATTAGTAACATTATAAGTTACTGGCGCAACTAGAGATGTTGCATTAACTGCTAGTAGATCTTGGAAAACATAACCATTACCAGGATTATTAACACTAATACCATCAACAACACCTAGAGTTCCTACAGTTAAATTTAAATCTGATGTTGGATTTGGTCCATATGTAGGAGTAACTGTGAAAACACCATCACCAGGAAGTACGGTATCATCTGATAGGATTAGTGTATTACCATCAATACTTGAGATCGATGTTCCTTCAAAAAGTTCTGCATCACCAGATGTAACTTTAATTTCCATTCCAGGAAAAATGCCTGTTACATCAGTAACAGTCATGGTATCACCAGGATCACTTGACGCGAAGGTTAATACAGCAGTACCATCCCCCAACGCAGCAGAACTTAAAGTAACTGAAGTTGCGCTATTAACACTAACAACTGTTTCCGTACCTTCAAAATCTGTAGATCCACTTACAACCATTCCTGCTTTAACATTAGCAGTAGTTTCTCCTTGACCCGTAATCGAAACTGTGGAACTTCCTTCTGTATAGTCACATTCCAACTCAACTTCACCATTAGCATAACCACTAATTCCTGTGGTCTCATCTGGTAACTGAAGTGTGTCATTTGTTTGATAGTTTTCGCCTTTGGCTACAAAGAAGAAACTATCTACAGCACCAGGTTGTGATGTTACTTCAAATTCAAATCCACTACCGCCTTTACTGCCAACATCAGAATCATTAATAGTTAATGTATCTCCTTGTACATAATCAACTCCATCATCGTTAAATGAAATGGCAGTAACGATACCTGCATAAACAGGACTTCCTAAAGTGTATTCAAATCCAGATCCACCAGGAAGATCAGATGTTACTACATCATTTTGATTGTAATCGAAACCAGGAGATGTAATAGTAAACTCGACTACTTCACCTAAAGTATCCACACGGATATCTGCAATCATTCCATGACCGTAGATTCCAGTTGTTCCAGATTGTACAGTAATAGCTGCACCCATTCCATCATGGATACCACAGTTATACTTAATATCACCTACTGGTGCGCCTGGTTTGATAATAAAATCAATAAAATTATTATCTGTTGACTCTAATACTTGGAAATAATCACTATCTAATTCTGAACCAGAAGTAGTTTGAAATACTAGAGGGTGACCACTAACAGACGAATCTGACATGTCAAATCTGTAAGTGTTGCCAATGTCTAGTGTTAATGCTTGCTGTGTATTACCATCAATTTGAAAAACATTATTTGGTGGTGGGGATCCAGGATTAGAAACTACAGTTACTGAGTAAGTTGCAGCAGGGTTTGCTGCGAAAATAGTCTTGCTAGTATAATCTTGATTAGTATAACTAGCACCAACGTTAGTGATACTTCCTTGGTAATTAATAGTACCAGCAATAGTAACAGTTGCTGTTTCTCCCGATCCAGAACTAGAGATGTTAACTATTGGAACATTTGTAAATGTTCCTGGTAAGTATGCAGAACCACCACTAGTGATACTTCCTTTTACACCGACAACTTCAAAGTCGATGATTGCACCTGAACCACTTCCTCCTTCTAAGTATTGGTCGCTATATTCTCCATATTCGTAACCACTACCAAGACTATTTGTTGAAAATGTATATTCTGTTACAGTAATATTTGAGGTTAAGTTCTCACCAGTTCCTCCTGTCATAGGAACATTAAGGAATGTTCCTGCATCATATCCAGATCCAGGATTAGTGATTACAATATCACTAACTGTATTTTTCTGAATAATGATATCCCTGAAACTAATAAAAGCAGGGTTTGAAAAATTTGCTAGTTTTTTGCTACTAGAAGCAATACCTAGAGTTTGATTATCTGGTCTATAGAAACCTAAGGTATCTTCATTAGTGAATGATAGAGATGGAGCTACCAGCGAACCATCACCAATTTTCAAGATACCTGTTGATAGGTCAGAACCACCTGCAGAAATACTGAAAAGATTTTCTGCAATCGAATTAATTTTGATTCTTTGCTGTTCAAAGGTATCAGTTCTTGCTACATTAATTGCTGGCATTTCTTATTAACTCTCTAAGTAGGGATTTGATTTCAGAGACTTCATCCTTCAACATATTTATGTCGTCCAACGCGGAATTCAACTGTCGTTGTTTGCGTCTTGCTTCAATAGCAGAACTATTGTTATTCAAGATGGCACCTGTGGTCTCGTCCCTAACGAGACCATCATGCCCTTCGACTTTAATATAACTCATACGCGGAACTTAGAATGCAGCAACTGCTCTGATATCTTGAATTTTAGGAACATATGAAGGGTCTGTACCTTTCATTACAACCTTGATAGAGAATGCTCCAAACTCTGGAAGATCTGATGCACTATAAGTAATATCCTGATAGGAAGATTGCTTCTCTACAGCACTAGAAATACTATTTTCTGGGGATGCAATTTCTAATGAATCGGGTTGTCCGTTACCATTAAAGTATACCCAGTCAATATCCTCAAAGTTTTCTTGACTTGAAGCTTTCTTGTACTTATAAAGTACTTCTAGATCATTAATATTTTTTACATTAACAGTCAAGTGTACTGTCATCGCAGTAGCAGGATTATTAATTGATACTTCTTTCGAGATGTATTTTGATACAGAAGAACTATTTTTAGAAGTAATTTCTGAAACAAAATAAGTTCCACTAGTATAACTAATTTTTGCAACTTCTAAGAAGGATGCTTCATCATCTGTTTGTGTTGGATACTTAACAATATCACCTACACGGAAGATATCATCAATTTGGTCAGCAACAATAGAATTTCTATTGTAAAGAACACTATCTTTAATTCTTCCAGTAAAGTCATTTGCAATTGGTTGAGTATCTATTCTTAGAGTCAACTCTTGAGTTTTGTCATTCCAAAGAACTGTCTTACCAGTAATGATGTTATCATACGATTGTAGGATTACAGATGGATTTCTAGCAACAATAGTAGCAAGATTGGCAATATCTACAAATACCTGAATTGGATTTGAAGTGATTGTAGCTACTGGAGTACATAGACCACTAATACGTTCCATATTAGTTGGACATGGATCTGATGCTGTTTCACCTGGATCAAGAGGTACAGGATCACCACAAATTAGATATTCGTTAGTAGCAAAGAACTGAGTAGTTTTTAATCTAACCCATACAGTATTATCTTCAATCTTAGCAATAACACCAATTGCTTTTGAAGTATTTCCTTCAATAGACTGACCTACTCCTAGATTGTTATCGTTAAAGTCAACTGCGAATTTATAGATTGGGTAGAATTGGATTACTTGATCTCTTCTTCCATACCTATCTTCTTGTCCACTTGCTTTTTCAATTCTGTTAGATACAGTCTTGACACTAGTAGTAGAAAGATCAACAATTGGTGATAGGTAGGATACTGTAGAAGATAGATCTAATTTGTATACTAACGAATCATTCAAATTATTCATAATTTTATTAATCTCAGAAATAACTAGTTTCTGATTTGTAAAATAATGTGGTTCATTTAAGAAAGTCTTTTCATATTGTGCTTGTGAATACGATGGAAATGTACTCAATTCAGCATCAACAGGAACTACATTTGTAGTCTTAACAGAAGTATCTAAAGTGGTCCCACTAAATGTGAGATACTGAACCTGTGGGTATAGAGTTTCAAACTTTCTGTTATATGTTGAATAAACATCTTCACCACCACCTGAAATATTTCCAGATGCAGAAATTGGAGAGGTGAGATTATAGCGATCAATACCGCTATTAGAAACCTTAAACAATCTACTATTCAATACATTTGATGTAATACCACCTGTCTCTTGAGCACTTCTAAAGAATACATACGAGTTTCCAGAATCTTCAAAACCATGATCTCTATGATTAACATTAAAGATATAATTGTTGTTTCCAAACAACTTGGATGTAGCATTAGTATTTGCAGTAGCATTCGTTGTGAATGGATTCTTGGATAGTAATTCGTATCCTAGAGTTTCTGGAGATAAGAGCAATTCAGCAGTTCTTTCAATATCAAACTCTGCTCTGTACATCGTAAACTTGATGTCTTCAAAGTTATCTTCTGTCCAGTTTTCTGTGTTCTGAGATCTGTATACAGAACCAAGAGATGGTTGAGTTGTAATAACGGTGCTAGTAGCAATATCAATTTCACCAAGTCTTGATGCCCACATCTGATAATCAACAGAATCAGTTTCAATTGCGATAGCATACTCAGTATCATTTTGAAGATATACTGGATGATCAAACTCGAAGTGTGTTGGAGTTGTGGAATTAGTGATCCCTTCAGAATCGATTGCTACGCCCATTCTAACAGCAGGGGTGTCAATATCTATAGTTGTCTCAATTACCGCGCCCCCAGCGCCGTTACCGACCCCTCTGATGACAATAGGTGGAGCTTCGGTATAACCAAATCCATTTAGAGAAATCTCTGCATTATACAATCTACCTTCTGAAACTTCGACCCTAACAGTAGCTACAGATCCGCCTGGTAACTGAGGACTCTCCACAGTAACAATAGCATTATCATAATTGCCACCAGTATTAGATACCTTGACAGATGATAGTTTTCCACTATCTTTTGCAATTGTCAATAGTCCGTTTTGTCCTTGAGTATTATTAGCAAGTGTAACAGAAGGAACAATTAAGTTCTCGTTCTGTGCAAACGAACGACCATTATGATTCGATAGAACCAAAGTATATACTTGCTCGTTTGTAAGTAAGAATCTTCCAGAAGCAGATGGAATCAATTCGGTTCCATTTTTATCAACAATCTTTTCAACAGGACCACGAGCAGCAGAAGTTGCTCCAGTTACAGATTCTCCTTTAGTAACATATACATTTCCATTAGTATAGAACTTGAGGAATGTGAATGGAGAAAGAACTTTCTCTGTTCCAGGAACAATATTTTTGCCTGGTTTGTCGGAATCTACATTAGATAAGTATACTTTAATTGGAATACTGTTACTCTTTTTATTGAAGTATAGATCAACACCAGTAGTAAATACTCCACCATCGTAGTTTTCAACTTTGAATGTTTGAGCTAGTGGATTTGGTCTGACAGGATTGTCGGTATTGCTATCTACAAACTGAACACCTTCATTTGCTTTGAAGAAAGATGGTTTTGTAGAAATGATACTTACTGGATTTTCTGGTAGAATACCTGTAGCATAATACTTAACCTCTGCGTAAGTATCTACATCTGCCTTATCTTCATCAGTAGAACTAGAAGTAAATCTAAATGTTTTTACTCCAGTACCAATTCTGATTTCTTCTGCATCTGTATCGTAATCAACTGTAGTAACATCTCCACCCCAGGTTGCATTTTCTCTAGGAGGAGCACCTGCAGGAAGAAGAATTAGACCACTAGCATTACCATTTGAATCTGTAGTTACAGTTCCACCAAAAGCAGATAGGGAGTTACCAGCAATACCAGTAAATCTTAAATCTGGATTAGTCCAGCGACCAACATTTCTACCTTCCAAGAAAATAGAAATAGTTGTATTTGGTTTTAATCTCTTTACAACAAATTTGATGGGAACAGATCTTGCAAAGAACTGAATGGAAGAGGATACTGTATTTCCTCTTACAGTTTTAGACTGAACACCTTTAGCAACATCGTTATTCTTAGGACTAATATTTGAAGAACTAGAAACGGATGCATTACTTATTGTAGATTGTGCATTCTGTGAATTAACTTCTCCTAAAGAATTAATTGATGTAAATGCAGGGGAAGAACCAACCCAGTTGATAACAAAGGAGTTGTGTAAACTAGAGAATGCTTCTTTTACATCTAACTTAGATAAGAAAATTGTGTATAGATCTGTGTTTGTATCAACAATTAGTGGTTCAGCAGATTGATCATACCATTGATCAATACTTGGGGAGATATTTGCATCTCCAACGTACTGAAGAACAACGAATGGATTTGGATTTAAAGTTTTAGATGCAAAACTATTTCCAAGCAACTCTAAACTTGTATATGGAAGAGTTACAATATCTCCAGATCTCTTATAACCAGAAACAACTCTCTGATCATTTCTAGTATTAACTTCTTGTAAAATAAATGAATCTTCTTTGGACTGTGGACGCAATACTGCTTGCTGAGAATCAACTGCACACTGATAATCCAGAGAAGATAGATTTCCTGTTCTATGAGATTCAAAGTTATCTACCAAGAAACCAGACTTAAATCTGTCAAAACCAATTTCATCCTTGACTTGCATATTAAGAGCTTGTTGCTCAAGAACACTAAGAGTGGTATAATACTCAAGACGTTCAATACGCTTCTCTAGTTTACCGATGTCACGCATCGTGTAACGACGGTTATCAACAGGAGTAATTCTTACATCCTTGCTGTTTTGTGTAAACGCTGGAATATAAGCATAGAAGAGAGCAACTGCATCATCTACTGGATCTGGTTTAGATGGGTTAAGTGAAGAGTTACCCTCCTTAACAATAAACTGACCTTTCTTATTGAGGAATACTCCATCAATTCTGTCTAGGTATTCAATTTGACTGAACTCTACAGTATAACCTAGGTTTTCATCACATGCAGGAGAAGAAGAAATAACTGCTCCAGAATTAGCAAATGCACCTATGGACTTAGACAAAGATGATTCATCTTGGAAACCACTAATAGTTTTAGTGGAATCTACTTTAGGTCTGAAGTCGAGTACATTCTTAAGACTTACAATTCCATGAACAGAAGAGTTGAACGATGGAACTTCGTCTTCAGTAACACCTGCTTCGTGAATGTAACTATCAATTGTACAGAAATCACCTTGTGAATGATCGAAATAATCAAAACAAACAACTAACTGTCCTAGTGTTTGTTCTTCACCTGGTTTTAAAACAATTCTTGATACATCATAAATTGTATCTCTCTGACCATTATCGAAAGTAAATCTATCAGTAACGTCAGTACCTGATACAAGATTACCAGCAGTGTCTACTGATGGTGGTTGTGTTGCACTACCCTCATAAACATATCTGAGTCTATAAGCATCTGAATATGAGAGAGTTTCTACAACTTCACTATCATAGTCAGTTCCTCTAAAAGGAATAACTCTATCACCAGAAGATGTAATTACAATTCTCTGGTTTCTAATAGAAGTTTTAATTCTTGGTTTTGCATTCTCTGTTTCAATAGTCGCAGTCAATTTAAGTTTTGGATATGTTCCATTAGAAGGAATAGCACCAAAATACTTAGTTGGTAAGTTGAGACTAACACTTCCCGATGTCAATCCACTAGCAGTATCTGTAGAAGATGTAATATCTACATAATCTGAATTAATGTAAATGATATCTCCTGTATGTACATTAGGAGCATCACCTGGATCTAGTACAGTAATGATATAGTTTTCTTCGCTGAATGGAGCAAACCTTTGTGTTCCGAAAGCTAGTTGTGCTGCAAATGTAATAATACCACCTGAAGAAGCTGCTGTAGTAACAAAATCTCTTCTAAAGTAGTATTTAATTTTTGTATCTTCTTGACCAGCACTAATTTGCTTAACTTGTCTACTGCCCGTTGGGTAGATTAAGGTTCCTTGGTTTGCACTAATAACACGGGCACGTAATCTAACAACACTACTGTTAACAACATCTGCTGGAAGAACAGTATTCAAATAAATTCTAGACTTAAAGATTCCTTCGTTTTCTGTTGCATATTGAACAGTTGTACGAACGATGTTATTATCAGAATCAGTAAACTGAACAACATCACCTTGCTGTAGCAAAATACTAGCATCAGCACTAAAACTTGTGGATTCAATAAAGTTATATCCTCTAGATCCAAAGAAAGTGAAATCTGTTACTGGTTTGATTTCTGCAAACTCTGCAGAATCAGTAACTACATCTGCAGTAAATACGTTTGCACTTCCAGAACCATAACTAGTTGCTAGTGATTTTACATTCTGTGGTGTATATGTTGTTACAGAATTTCTAGTAAGGATGGGAAGGACTACACAAATCTGTGAAGGATTGCCAACTGTACCATCTGGTTGCTTTAAACTAACTAGTGGTGGTTGAGCATACTCTGTTGATAATGCACCTTTGTTCTTAATAATTGCCGAGTAGAAACTTCCAACACCAGATAGTTCAACAACAGATGCATCATATTCTACACCATTAATAACAAGTGTAGTACCAGCTGCATATCCTTGACCACGATTAGCAACAACAAAGTGTGAAATAGTATTGTCACTTGCAACTTTATTGATATTGTTATCTTCATCTCTGATAGTTTCACCAGAGAGGAATCTACCAGATAAGGTTTTAACAAAAAGTCTCTTTCCGATTGAATATACTCCAGATGGAGCACCTTCTACAACACCATATGCTCCACTTCTAATACCAAAAACATATTTACCAACGCCAAATGATTGACCTGTTGGAACTGTATCTAGAAGTATTTGAGTGAAAAATTCTGGATCAAAATAGGATAAACCAAATGTAGCATTATAAGTTTCTCCACCTTCTGCCAAACGTCCTCTAGATAGAACAATATCAGAATCTGAATTGAATCCTGGTCCTCTCTTTTGTAAGAAGAAGTTGTTTGGTTTTACTCTACCAATAACAGGAGTAATAGTTTCTCCATAATCAACAATATTACCTAATTGCTGAGTATCTGTGTTTGCATTTGCTGCATTCAAGAATATTTTTCTTTGATAATTTACATCTCCAAAATCATACTCAAGGAAAAGAAGCTCGATATCATCTTTCTTTCCAGCAATAGTCAACTCCAAATACAAAGCATTTTCTGCAGGATTTAGAAGTGGCTTGTTTACCTTTGCATATGAGAGTGCTTTAATACTACCAATCGATGTAGCATTACCACTATCATCTCTGGTTTTAATAAAATATAAAGTTCCTAAATTGCTTTCAAAAGTACCATCAGTAATAGTTGCTAATGTACTAGTTGTGCTAGTTACATTTACTACAATTGTTTTAATAGCATCATCAGAAGTAAAGAATTCTCCTCTTCTGTTGACAGTTTGTCTGTAATCTATTGCATTTTCTGTATCGTTTAATCCAACAGATCCATCATTATACGTGGAGTATAAGTTAACAAAGGGATATGCAGTTAGATCTGCACCTTCTTTGTTTAGAGGAACACTTCCAAAAGTATTTGTTATACTGAACGTAGGAAGTTTTTTTGATTTTAATCTTAAATTATCGCTAGACAGACTTTCTCTTGCTTTGTTGATTTCAAGATACTTTGTCTCTTTGTTAACAATTTCATATCCTCTGATATATGCTTTTCCTGCTCCGATACTAGCAAGCATCTTTTTAGATGCTTCTTGCTCAGTAAGACCATTATATAAGTTAAGATCGTCTATAGCATATACACCATTATTTCTATTTTTCTGTGCATATTCTCTAATGTCTACAGAAAAATTCTCAACAATATAATCACCACTTTCATCAAACGTTCTACGCGCAAGAGTTTGCTCTAATAGATTATAGTTAGTTGGACTTACTTTTTTCTTTACAGCACCTTTAGATGTTGTGAGTAATTGAATAAAATTCTTATCAGTTGCTTCGTTAGATTCAAACTTCTTTAGAGAAAGTTTAATTCTTAGTCTGTGTGCTCCAGGTGATGTATAGTTAGATGATCCAATAGAATTATCATATAGAGAATCATCTTCTTCTGGAGTTACAATCTCTTCTTTGATAGTAAAACCAACCTTTACAGATGGTTTATCGTAGTAACTATCAATTACTAATAACTCAGTACTATTACGTACAAAATATCCATTAACAAAATAAATGCCTTCTTCTACTTTTACAGCAGAACCATAACCCATAGCAGGACTTTCAAGAGAAGTCGTCTCTCCTGTGTCTGGATTTGTTACTAGAATACTGGTTGGTAGAACACTACCATCTGTTCCTACTACTAGTAATGGAGTATTTACACCGTCGATTACTTCTAACGTTTCACCTTGTCTGAAAGTAGCGTCACTATTAGAATCGCCACTATTTAAATAGTTGACAAAAAGAGTATCTGAAGTCGTTTGTTCCCCTAACTGTGCCTCTAATACAGTTGCAGTAACACCCGAACTTAATCCTCTTAATTCTAGACCGATTAGATCTTCGATATTATATTTTTTGTATACAATATCATTACCTTCGCTAACCGCAACTTCAGAAACAGAAGAGAGTTTAACGAAATCTAGTTTGGTGTTTAGACCTACTTCACCAGGAACTACTAAGTCTCCCTGCTTGAAAGCATACTTACCAAAACTTTCAACCTGATTCTGTAGAATAGATTGAATTTGTGTTAGTTCTCTAGTCTGAATAGAATATCCAGGACGGAAAAGAATCTTATAGAAATTCTTACTCGCGTCGAAGTCCTCGTAATAAGGATTTACATTTAGGTTCGTCTTTTGAGGCATCGTACTCCGCCAAATACTAGTATCTAGTCCCTAGTATTTAGTAGAGATAAAAAAAATCCCCCGATCTCTCGGGGGACTTAAAGTTATGATCTTTTGATCAGAATTCGATGACTAGTTTGATGTCTTCAATCTGGTCAGGAGCACGAGTGATTAGACGACGGTTCTCTAGGTAAATTACATCACCTGAGTTGTTCTCAACTTCAGGAGTTGCCAAACCAGCAGTAAAGTCTACACCTAGAAGTGTGCCAGCGTAACCAGTGTCTACGTTACCAGCAGCAGCGGATAGACCACCTGAAACAGCGTTAGAACCGTTGCTCTCGAATGCTCTTACAATACCTTGATCGGTGTGAGCATCGTTAGTCTGGAGATACTTAAGAACTCCATCAGTTGTCGAACCACTATCGAGTGTCCAAGAAACAACTGTACCATATGCACTACCGCCAGTAACAGTCTGAGTGATTCTCTCATCAGGAATGTAGTCTGCGTTAGCACCAGTAATCTTAACTGCTTTCAAACCAGAAAGAGTGTCTGCAGTTGCGAAGGTTGTAGTTCCCCACTCATATGGGTCCTTGATAATACCGATACGACGGAAGTCGTTATCAACAGGGAAGTCTCCAGAACCTTCAGCGTAGGTGAGGCGAATGTTAGTCATTACGCGCTTACCGTTGAGTTCTAGTTCATGATCGGAACCATGACCACCCTGAGGAGGTAGAACAACTTCAAGAGCACCAGTCGCGTTAGCAGGAGTAGAAACTGCTGCAGTTAGACCAGCATCAGAGAAGAGATTGCCGTTACCTAGAAGAACGTTAGCGTAGGTATAACCTGAACCTGCTGCTTGAATAGAAGCGGAGGCGACACTACCTGAACCGTCAGTCGCAAACTCAATTACGCCATTAGTACCATCTCCTTTGACGCTAGTATAAAGAGTCTGTGAAGGAGGAAGGTTTAAACCAGCATCTTCAACCAAAACAACGTCAACAGCACCAGCAACAGCAGCTGCTGCTACGTTAGTACGTGATGGGTTGGAAGGAAGAACGATTGGCATGAAGTCTGAAGATAGGAATCTTAGAACATCATCAGTTGGAATAGTGTACATGTACTTCCAGATGTATCCAGCACCTGAAGTTTCTGTATAGAGACCAGTAGCAGAAGCATAGTTGCCACCAGCAGTTCTGGGTTCTTCAGTAGCGTTCTGACCCTGAAGGTTGCTAGGATCCTCTCCGTTATAGAGGCACTTGAATACTTCGTAGTCAGAGTTCATTACATAGAACTTAGCATCAGCGATGCTGTCAGCAGCAGTTGCAGTTTGCTTACCAACTTGACCACCACCAGCAGGAGTTGCTGAGTAGTCAGGCTTCCACATGTCATACTTAGGGTTAGCAACTAGGTCCCAGTTGTAACGACGGATAACTGTTCTTGCGAAAGCATCGGTAATACGCTTAGCAGCGATGATTTCGTCATAGACACCCATTTTTTCTCTCTGGTTATCAAGAGGAAGGGGTGGAATGTCCTCAGTACCGTAACGATAGACACCAGTCTTAGCGGTAACAGCAGTATCGGTTGAACCACCGTCTGCAGTTTCCTTTAGAGTTGTACCTAGTGCTGGAGTCGATGCTGTACCGCTGCTGCCAAAAACGTCGGTCAAAAGAAGGGCACTATCATATACTGCAGCAACAGTTGCACGGAATGCAGTGGAACCATATGTTCCAACGTAAACTTCGTTTCCTACGGTGAACGTGCCACCGTCTTTTGCATACACTTCTAAGTATGCTTTCCAGGGTTGTGGACGACCGACAAAGAAGTACATTCTGGAACGTTCGGCGCTAGTATCCGTAGCACCTTCACTGAGCGATTCTAAGAATTGCCTAGCATTAAAAATTCTAAATTTATCAGAGATAATAGCAGCCATGTTTTTTTTCCGACGTAGGGTGATGTGCCAAGGTTATTTATATTTATACGGTTATTTAGGAGATAGAATACGGGATAATTTCATCGCCAGTAGATAGAGAAACCGTTCCTCTAATAATAATGCAACCAGTAAATGAAGTTGCAGTTATTCCAGAATATTGAATGATAGCAAGAGTTCCTGCAGAAGAGCCAATATTTGACTTAATTGCAAGATAACCTTCAGACTCAAAATATGCGGTAGAATTAACATCTATCACTCCGTTAATGAGATCTGATGTTGTGAATGTGACACCATTTTGTATTGATGGTGGTGCAAGATTAAATTTCTCACCAGAGATTGTGAAACTAGAATTACCTCTAGAAGAGAAATCTTTGATTGAAAGTGATGAGAAGTAAAGCGTGACTTCTTCAATAGTCATACCCGAAACATTAGCGGATCCATCATCGAAGAATCCGTCAAAGTGACTAATAGTATGTCCCGCATTTGTCTTGGCATAATCGCCAATATAACCAGATGATGCACCAGAAAGCAAGTTTGTTATAAAGACCACGTTACTATTTCTCTGAACAACACCGTAGTCATCTGTGAGATCTACGAATCCATTCAGTCTAGTCGGTACTGGGTCTGTTATAAAGATACTCTCTTCATAACCATCAACAGCACCAGATCCAGGTGGAATAAGAAGCAATTCTAAAGAATTCTTTCTAATGAATAGTTCAGTTCTAATAGATTGAACTGTACTGGAAACAGTAGTTTCATTATATGTGATAGAATCAATAGTGGTAACTGTTTCAGAAGGTCTTACCGAAACGCTATCAGTAACAAATGTAATGTATGATGTACTTTCTACGATTGGATCAACAGAAACAGAAATTACTGTCTGTGTTACATTAAATGTGTAGAACTCATCAATCTGTTTCTGTAATTCATTTCTTACATTCGTTTCATTATGAGCAGTTTCAAACGATTGTACATTCTGTAAAGCAGTTTCTAGTCTGTAAACAACCTGCGATTGTACATTAGAGATAGACTCTACTACAATTTGTGGTTGGAGTTCTAATTCAATTACTCTTGTAGTTTGTACAGGTGCAACATCAGGAGTTACAATTTGACGATTGGTATTTCTCTCGGTAACTGCTTGTTCTGTAGGTACAAGTTGAATAGTAACAACTTGAGAATCAGACTCAACAAGAGTAACACCTGCATATGTAGAAGCAACGAGATCAGGAATCTGTCTCAGATATGTTCCTGCAGCCCAGAATTGTGCAGTTGTATTATCTTCTCCTCTACTTACAGTTAAGAAACGATCATTAATCTTACGGAAGTATCTTACAACTTCGTTACCAATCATTAAGTAACCATTATTCTTGAACTTGCTAGTATCTGGAATATAAACAACAGTATCTGTTAGATCCAGATCTACGTTCAAGAATGCTGCAACTTCATAGTAATTGATATTACTTAGAACATCATTTGTTATGACCTTCTGAATATTCTGAGTAATTTGTCTCTCAGCACCAAGACGTAGAGATCTAGACTCAGAGTAGATATTAAGAACTTCCGCTGGAGTCTCAATATATGCATTAATTTCAGTTCCAGCATGTACCGTTTCAATAGGAAGAGTTTGTCTATTAAACTGATCATCAATCTTAAGAATAGGTGCTACAACACCAGCAGCTAAGTCTCCACCACAGTCTTCTACAAGTTGAATCTGTGCTGTAATTACTCTATCAGTATCAACAGGACTATTGAATTGAATAGAACTAAAGGTATCAATACCAGAGACTTGATTACCAAAGACATTAACTATAGACGAACTTGCAAGTGTAAACGTAATAGGATTCGGTCTGAAACCAACGAATATCTCATCAACACCAATATCATTATCTTTGATAACATCATACTTTCTAGAAACAATTACACTAGGTTCTTCTGTATACCCAGAACCAGGATCAGTAAGATCTACACTAATAACTTGACCTTTGCTCACAAGAACATTTGCTCTTGCACCGCCACCATCTCCATTTTGAGAGACGAAAACAATTACTGGTGGTGTATAATATTGATATGCAGTTGGTTGAGTAATAGGATCATAACTTCTCTGGTTCCAATCAAGTCTTTCAATCTTTCCAGTTAACTTACCGCTTCCATCTTTCTCCATGATGGGAACAATACTGAGACCTTCGCCTCTGGTAGTACCGTTATATGACTGGACTTCTACAGATGCAAAGTATGAATTAGAAACTTGTTCCTGAGGTCTTTGCTCTCTACTAGTTAGAATAGAAGGCAGTTGTTTAATTTTTCTAAATGCATCCTCACCTTCTACTCTAATAGTACTATTATTAGAAAGACTTACAAATGGGTCTCTATATGATTTTCTAATAATAGTTCCACGCCAGATCTGATCATTACCAGAAAGAAGCATTCTTCCCGATTCATCTGTATCATAAGTAATTGAAGAACTACTTAAGTCAATAGAACAATTTAAGGATATGCTATAATTCTGTTTGATTAATAGTGTAAGATTACGATCAAGTAACTTAGATTTATAACCAAAAATATTTGCTTTTAAATAACCAGACTCTACCGTATAGTCTAATACTTCGCCAATAACATTATATGTTCCGTCAGATCTTTCTTGGACTAGTTGAATAGGTAAACCTTTGTAATATCCCATCCATGATCTATCTTCAACGATGTTAGCATTTGAAGTAAGTTTTATTGATAAACTACCTTTAGCATAATAGATGTCTTTGTTGTAATCATACAGATTCAAGATCTGACCAATATCTCTTCCATAGAGATATCTCATGTCAATCTTCATTTGAGTAGTGATTGGAACTGTAAATCTGATGTTTGGACCAGATACAGTATACGATACATCCTTTTGTTGCAGAACTCCGTCAATAAAGACTAAAAGGTAATCAGGTTCTTCGATATTAGCAACTGTAAGGTCTTCTAGATCAAGAATTAAGAAAGGACCCGTTTTCACATTATTGATTAGATTACGATCAATTGTGAGTCTCTTGTAATTACCAATACCAATAGCAGAAACTTTTTCTACTGCTGTTGGTTCGCCAAGAGTTTTCGCTCCTTCATACTGATCCCAGATAGGAGCAACATCAAATACTAATTTATTAGGAACAACAGTTCTATCAATATAATAGGAGTCATCTCCAGGATAAGAAGCATTAAATTTAGTTTCTTGTAAAACTGCATTAATGGTAATTAAGAAGTTTTCATAATTTTCTGAAATAACTTCTGTACCGTCTTCCCAGTAGAGATCGAACTCTTTTGTCTCTCCGTCAATATAATCTGGTAATTGTTGTAAAATAGTTACATTATAAAGGATGTCTCTTAGGTCAGAATATAATGAATCAACTGCAGACATGACATCTGCACACTCACTATCTGGAATAAGAGGATCTGGAAGTATGTTATAATTGGAATACGTTGTGCGAGTAGTCCAATATCCAGGTTTGTTCTGGTTAATTTTTACAATTTCTACAATACCAGTTCCCTTGTCTAAAATTTCCTTAACAATATCGACATATGTGTTAATAGAAGATTCTACTTCGATACATGTAGGTAATTGACTATCTGCAGTAACAGTAGAATCGATAAATGGTTCGATAGTAGTATGTGATCCTGCGCCGAGAGTATTTCTCATAGCAAGAACCATTAATTCTGCTAACTTATCCCATGCAGCAATAGATGCGGCAGTTTCTTCTGGAGATCTATTAATAGTGTTTAATTCCTCTCCATAAGGATATCCTTTATTACTATAATAAAGTTGTGCAAAATTAACAACTCTTTCGTTTCCACCAAATCTTAGGTGGTATACAATATTGTCAATTAAAAAACCTAAGTCTCTGTAGCACTTTGCTCTACCACCAGCAGTAAGTGTGTAATTTGAATAAACAAATCCACTAACTTCTTCTTGTAAAAATTCTTTATTAGATGCAATTAGATTAGAAGCATCATAGAATGTACCATTATTGATACCACTCATAAAGAATGTTGCTTCATCAGTTCCTGAGAATGATAGAGGAACGATAAGTTCATCTCCTGGTTGAACACTAAATTCATTTCCAGGTTGTACTACACCTGTATTAGTTGATATAATAGTGCTTCCACTAGTAGTACCAGACAGATTAGTTTGACCAAATGCAGCACCACCAGGACCAACACCAGAGTTAATAAGTGCAGGTTTTGATACTGTAATATGATTTACATCTTCAATAGAAACAATTTTAGTTCCTGGTGAGAATGCTCTTCCAGAACTGATGAACATACCAACTGCAAGTCTATTTGAATTACTTACAGTAACAGTAAATGATCCTTGAATATATGTGACATCTTTATCGGTAGTATCCCAGTTCAATACAGCAAGTTTTGCTAACCTTGTGGCATAGTTAAAAATGTCTAGAGACTGAACTTTATTTTTTGTAATATAATCAGAAGAAGTCTCAAAGATATCTGCATAATCAGTTGTCTTGGCATTACCACCAAATCTAAGGTCATGACTATAAGCGTCTAGAATATGTCCAATATCTAAACTATAGTCATCTAGTTTTGTACTCCAATCTAGGGAATTATGGGTTTGTTTACCATATCCAACAGTTTCTTCAATAATAAACTGTCTGTTCTTCTCAATTTGATTTGCTGAGTCTATCCATGTACCACTTCTTTGGAAGATATTTCTAATCTTCTTAAGATATCTTGTGTTGTATTCACTTCTCTTAAAGAAGAATGCTTTACCTAAAAATGTAACTCCATTATAAGGTGTAGATGCTCCTTTATTTTGACCAGTCAATTTTACATTATCACCTAAAGGTGGTTGTGCAAAAATAATTCTGTCTCTATTAACAGTATACGCAACTTTAGGTTCTTGGAGAATACCATCTAAAGTAACAATTAAAGATTCTGCATTAATTGGGAAGAATGCGTTTCCGAATTCATCTAATACTTGGAATGAAGTTGTTCCTTTTAATTTTCCATCCTCATTAAAGTAACCATCAAATGGTGCAGCAAGTACGAAATTGAAAGCACGAGTTTCGTTGAAATTAAACTCTGAAGTTGCTGCAGATCCCGAACCTTTTCTAATTCTGGTATTTTCAACCTTCTGTACAGTTTGTGTTACTACTCTACGAGTATTTTCTACTGTAATTTTATTCTTCTCTGGATCCCAGAGTTGAAGGATAGTAAACGAACTAGCACCAGCACCAGTAGATGAAGGCATTTCTGACTTAGCAGAAGTTTCTACATCAACCTGTCCAAACAGTTTAAATCCAGCAGGGTGTGTGGTAGACTTGATAAGGTCTCTCCACTGTTCAATAGATGTCTTGGATTTGACAACATATGAATAGTCTTGGTAGAAGAAACTATCAGTTAGTTTCTGGTTTGCTACACCAAGTCTTCCTTTGTCTGATGTATAGTATCCTAAGTTGTCAAAGAAACTACTAATTTGATTCTCAAATGTAGAAACAAATACATTAGTAACAACACCAGTCGCTTTAGAAATATATCCTTTCAGAACAACATTCTCTCTAATGATACCTTCAATATTCTCAAGTTTTACTAAATTAGAACCCTCTCTGTATTCAGAGACTCTTGCACGAAGTACTTCAGAATTATTAATAGACTGAGTGATCAGTTCTCCTTTCTTAAATTTACCACTAAAGTTCTTTAATGATACTGTATACTTAGAAGTTACCTTAGATGCAATAGTTTTGTCAAGATGGTATGCAGCACCGTTTTTAATAATATTAACGGTTCTTGGTAAACCAATTTGCTCACCTTTTGCATACATCTCAACATCACTTTCGATGATCTCGATAGTTGGTGCATAGGTATACCCTTGTCCCTGTTTATCTACAGTAACAGAGAATAGTTTTCCTTCTCTTTGAACAACTCTGAATGATGCCCCATTACCATCTCCGTCAGTAATGATTGCAATAGGATTGACATATCCTGATCCTAAGCTATCAATATCGACACCACTAATCGTATTAGTTACAGTATCAAATAATACAGTAGCAGTTCCTATGTTATTTTCAGTTGGTCTTACACCTAGAATCAAAGGAACTTTTTTATAATTTTCACCAGTATTAATAATTTTAACAGTATTAATTTCTCCAACAGCAAACTGACCTGTTGTGGTGTACGTGATATTTCCCGAACCGTCCCATAAAGGTTCTGCTGGTAGATCATAAACAAATCGATTTGATGTCACATAATTAATCGTCTTTTCTCCTTGCAGAGGATCGTTGATAATTTTTAAGTATGCATCATCAGATTCAACAACATCGTTATTGTCGAAGTAATAAAAATTGAGGTAATTCGTTCCTAGTTTGTCTTCACTCGCTACAGCGTTTGCTGATCTCCAACCAAAACCAAATTTAACATCAGTAAATGCTCCAGAACTACCAGGGAGTGGAGATGTTGCAAATTTTTCTAATGTTAATAGATTGTAACTCTTACTTGGACTTAGATCGAAATAAGTTTGTAATAGAGACGAGTGTGAGGTATCAAAAATATAACGATAATATTCTTGAACTGAAATAGTAGGATTGGGAGTAAATGTTAAGTTATCTTCGGAGAATTCAAACCTATACTTAAGATTTTCTACAGAAGATACCGTAACTAATCTTTCAGGACTACCAGAATCAAAGAATGTTGTACTAATAGTTACATTTGCTGCTGTTTCTTTCTCAACAGAATAGTTGTATACAATAGTTGCTTTCTGAGTTGTAAAATCATATTTTCTAATAAACCCAGTACCTAGTTCATTTGAGATTGCATAATCTGGAGTGAAGTGATATCTTGGTTTGTATAGAGAAACCTTTGCTCCGTTGTAATGATCTACTGCCTTACTATCTTCCTGTGCTCTTTCAACCGTAAGACGATTATCAGTAATTGCAACAATTTTAGCAATTTCAGATCCAATTGAAATAATATCATCTACAGCAAAACCATTTGAAGACTTTAAAGTAATTGTATTTGAATCAAAACTGATACCAGCATGATCAACATAAACTGCAAGTCTAGCAGAACTTAGTGATGCTCCTGATCTTTGTAGTTGATCATCATCGACACCTAGATAATCTCCTCTTTTATATCCAGTTCCACCATTCTGAATTATAATACTAAAAGCTTGACCAGCTGAAGATACAAGAATAGTAGCAGTAGCACCAGTACCACTTCCACCAGTTATTGGAACATTTGTATAAAATCCTTCTGTATAGTCAGCGCCACCGTTTAGAGTGGTAATTCTACCGATACCATCAAACTCAACAACAGAAGAATTTTTAGGTGTATTAAAGATTACTTCTTGATATAGTCTCTTTCTTATATACCAAGTTTCTGTTTTTGTATTATCCTCTGGAATAATATCAACAGTAATTTTATCGTTAATACCTAAACCATGTGGAGTTGTTGTTTCGATTAGAGCAACTTTTTGGTTTACATCAAATGGTTCTAAGTTATCACTAAGTGATACAATAGTAACTATTCTAGAACCAGAAGTATTGAATAGGTTATCGGATTGTAAGAAGTAATCGTCATCAACAACCCAAGTACCAGAAAGAACTTTAATTTTAACTACATTTTGTCTGCTAGTTCCTTCTAGAATTTCACCTGTTGCGATTGGTGGGTTGATACCATCAGTCAAACTAAGAATAGCACCTTTAGTGTAATTACTATCCTGATCTATAGTAATAGTGAAAGTTTTGATGTCAGCAGAAAATGTTCCTGTGTTATTGAAAGTTCCGATTACATTCTTCAGAACAATAACATTATCATCAGTAACAGTACCAACAATTTGACCTGATGCACCAGATGCTGGTTGTCTTAAGAAATCATCTTCAAACAAGTATGCATTCTGGATAGTTGTTAATTTTACAACTTTATCTTCCTTACTCTGTAAGTATTGTACTTCTTTACCTTTTACTGATTCTACTAAGACTTCACAGTCTCTTCCATCTGTACCAAGATTGTTCAGGAAGACTTTGGAGTTAACAGAGAAATTCGTTGTAGATCTCTGAATGTCTAGTCCTGTTACAGAACCAGCAGAAACTTCTCCAATATTAGCAACCAAACCTTCGCCATTTCTTGGCATTCCAGCAGTAAAGAATCTCTTTGCTTTTTTGGGGATATCTTTTTGATTAATTAAAGAATTGTAATTACTATCTACAGGAAGTGAATAATAGTTCTCTCCTAAAATATAGGGGAATTGTGGTACTTGATTGCTATCAACAGTAATGAAATACGCATAAGTTCCTAGTGGGAAATCTGGCGTGATGCAGTATCTTCCATTATTTCTATCTAGAGATCCAGATTTATGGGAATACTGATAATCATCAATAAACGTTCCCAGGGGGTATTTCTTGATAGCAGGCCCTTCTCTTCTGTTTCCTCTTAATGAAAAACTAGAAGTCATTCTAGAAATACCACTATCTCCATTTAAAGGATCGGTGTATCCGAAAGGTCCATAAATTGGGTTGCCATCATAAGCAAATCCAAGAATAGGCGAGTGGGTCTTGACAGATGGTTCTGAATCAGCACTATCTAAGTTATCAGATAACTGTACTCTAATTGCTTTAGGATTGGCAAGTTGACCATATCCGTACTCTAAAACATTATAACGATTTGCAAAAACATATCCATACTGAGAATCTAATTTAGTTTTATTAATTTCAAATCTATTTTTGTTCCACTCTTTTAGATAAGGAACTGCTGTAGCACCTTCTCCAACTGGTAAAATATCAACTACAACATTCTTTTGTGTGTATAGATTACCACCAGAAACCTTGTCTATACTAATGATAGAACCGTCATTATCAACAACACTAATATATTCGGCAAATTTACCTCTGCCTGCTTTATCTCTAATTCTAATTAAAGGAGGTGAAGAATAGAACTCACCTGCGTTCTCAACAACAATACTTGTTACTTCACCACGAGTTACAACTGCTCTAGCAATAGCACCACGTCCTGATGTAATTTCTACAGTTGGAGTTTTAACAAAAATGTCTTTTGTATCTACTTCAATACTATCAACAACCTGTCCAACCATTACTGCCGTAGCTTTAAATGGAAGACCATCAACAAGAACATAAGGTGGAGTGTTATATCCTCTTCCTCTAATGCTAACATCAATTAATTTTAGTTTACCATATCTGATGCTTTCTTCATCTCTGAAACCAAACAGTCTTACCCCATTTACTAATACACCAATATCACTCTTTGGTGTACTATATGTCTCAGTTGTAGTAATTGCTTCTTTTCTGATAATTCTAAGCAACTGCTGATCTTGAACGGGAACATCAACAGGATATCTGTCAAGGATGTTGTATGTTGGCCAACCAGAAGTTGTGATGTAGTAATTCTGCTCATCTTCAAAGATAGCAGATACATTTGTCGAAATATCAGATAAAGATGCAGAAACATCTAAATTAGTTGGAGATGATACTGGATTCCACTGATTCAGCATCCATCTGGTGTTATTAGATCCAGGTGCTAGAATTTTAGCATCATTTGCTCTAAATCCTGGTTCCGATACTTGAATTTTATCATCAGTAAAAGAATATGGTTGTGCATCTTTAACAGATAGATTGTAAGTAACACCAAGAGTTAATAGTTCTACTCCATTACCAGCAATAACTACTGGTTTGTAAACAGATGTTCCTTGAGGGTGAGAGATAGGATTATCTCTTTTACTAATATTAAATTGATTTACTACTTTTCTATCAAATTTAATAAATTCAGATCCTACTAGAACTTCACCATAACTATCCCAATATACAGTAGAGTGTACATCAATCTTTTTACCTACACCATATGAGTCTGGTAGAGGTCTTTCTAATCTAGTTTTAGTAGATACTGCAAATTCACCATTAACAGTCTCTGGTGCTAATACAATATTCCAAATTACTTCACCATCAGAAGTTCCATCTTCATAAACGGTGTCAACAGTAGAAGACGAGTATGCATACTCATCTGTTGGTTGCTGAATAATCTTTTGTCCAATGAGAGATTTTGGATCTCCAGAAATAACTTTGCACTTTAGGGCATATACATTAACCCAGTCAGACTCTGAAGTCTTGTATGTAAAATCTCTTGGATTGTAAACTTCTGGTTTGTTGTCTACATCCTTAGCAACAATAGAATTAAAGATAAATTTGATAGAGCTAGTAGTTCCCTTTGCTCTATAAAACTTTTGAATATTCTTGATAAGGGTTCTTTTGTCTACCTCACCCCTTAGATACTTTTCGGGGAATCCACCTAGGTACTGATTCTCAAAGTTCTTAACAAATGCATATAAGAAAAGATTACTGACATTATGTACTTCTTTCCCTGAAACATGAGAAGCAGCAGTTGTGCTTTCAAAGTTAGAGGAATCGTATAGATCTCCTAGAGTTGTATTACCACTGACACCTCTGGCACACTTCTGCAGTTCTGTGTCTGTTCTAGTCTCATAGAAGATAATTTCATCTTCAATTCTTACATAACCATTTTTTTCTGGAAATGAACTAGCATCTACTATAGTAATAGTAGTATCTGTATCATTAATAGAAACAGCAAGAGTATCTTTCTGTTTTAATAAATTTTGTTCGTAAAAATTGATATCTGCATATTTCTGGAGGTTATTAATAACATCCAGAGTTCCACCTTGAACTTCCTGTGCTTCATAGTACTTCTGAACAAACTTTCCAAAAAGTTCATACTCAGTAGAAATGAATTCAGGAAGCTGTGACTCGATCAGAGTAGAAATTCTTTTGGTCTTAACAGCAGCCATTTACTTTACTCTTTGTATGCAGTGAACGAGGAATTAGCAACGTCAACATCAAGATAAACCTCACGGAGTGCCTTGATATCATTAGAAAGCGGTTTTATTCTAACTGAAATGCGATTATCAAAGAAACTACCTTTAATGATAGTCAGATTGTACATTTTAAGTTCGCCCTTTTCATAATAAATATCGCCAATATCGCTGTCAAGAACAACCTTTTCGCCAGTTACGCTATCTAGTCTATATAGGACAATTTTGCCACCCCTATCTTCGATATAGACATCGAAATTAGGATATTCTGTAACTCTAAAACCAGTAGACGACAGGACTGGATCATCACAATCCCTGTCAAATGGGTTTTGGAAACAGATCTCATAATATGACGTGGAGTTAAGAAGAGGATAAAAATCTTTTCTCATGAATACTTCAGTAAGGTTTGAATTGATTGCACGATCTGTATCGTCAATTACTCCTACTACTTTACTATATCTAAACTTACCGTTAAACTTCTCAGTATCAGATGTGTCCAGATATGACTGAACAGAACCAATTACTTTATCTCTAATCTGTGCTGGAGTCTTATCAGTCGCTTTTCCATCAAAATAAATCTTACTACTAATCTCAACATACAAGATTGATGCATCAACAATAACAGGTTCTACTGAAGCAACTACGTATTGCTTAAGATCTGCAATAATTCTCTGTTTGGTTAAATTAGTGAGGTATGATGCATCATTTGGTTTCAATACAATAAAAACTTTTCCATATTGTGGGGGTTCTTGATCCTCACCACCAAAAATGATAATGTCACTAGTAGATGGATATAAAGTACGGACAATCGATTTATAATCTTGTGATGTTACAGCACGATTCTGAGCACTATATGATTTTGGTGCATTAAATTTAATCTTATTTGTAGTCTCAATCTCTTCACCACCAGATGAAGGAATAATATTAGTAATGTCTACTGTTACTGTAGTTGGAGTAACACCAAAAATATTTTCTAGAACTCCAGAGAAGATGAATGATCTTACACCATTTGATGCAGGACCATTTGTTGTAATATATGAAATTTCAACTCTAGATCCATTCTCGATTACTTTACCAAGAACACCATCACCTAAGATAACTTCGTATCTCTCATCTTCAATCTCATCTAAGAAGAAAACCTTTGAGTTACCATCAACTTCTAAAATGTTATCTGCAACTAGGTAAGGTTCGCTAAATGAACCACCATTAGGAAATACTCTTACTCTAATAGTATTAGTATCGATATTTTGGTTGTCTAATACGTATCTCTTATCCTTTAAAGATGTATTGATTGTAAAGGTGTTGACAACTTGAGTTCCTTCATAAACTGGAACATCAGTAAATGTTGCAACATCATTTGATACTTGACCCTTTGCATCGTCAAGTACAATATACTGATATAATGTATTGTCGTAATTGGCAACAAATCCAGTTCCCTTCTTCAATAGAAGTTCTGTATCGTTCGTGGGATTCTGGTATGTTGTAGTAAATGAAATATAAGCGACAGGTGCAGTAGCACTCTTGGGTCTGTACCCTAATTGCTTCGCAATCGCTACTACGTTGTCTCTCAGGGTGGCAGAATCTATGAATAGTTCATTCACCACCATGTTGGTGTTAAACGCCGTATAATAGGTATTATAAGCGAGTGTATCTAAAAGGGTCGCCATGGCGGAACCCTCAAAATCATAATCAGTAAAATCTGATGTTGCTCTAAGGTAATCTTTTAGAGCAACTTTAATATCTTCAAAGTCTAAATTAGCAACCTGAGTATAAGGCATTATCGTGTACGCTCTAAGAAGAATTCTACTGCTACTGGTGTATCATCTCTACCAACAATAGTGTAGAATAATTCAACCGAATACCCATTATATTCCTCATCAACATTAGTGATGATATCGGTAATAGTAATTCTTGGTTCGTACCTTCGTAGTACGTCAAGAACTTGGGATCGAATTACACCAGCGGTAGCAAAATCAAGCGGTTCAAATAATGACTTATACAAATCACATCCCAATTGAGGTTGGAATGGTCTCTCACCTTTAATTGTATACAGTAAAGATGAGATTGACTGTACAATAGCTGCCTTATCCTTCACCGTTACCAAATCATCAGTAACGGGGTGTTTCTTAAATGTGACACTTAAGTCTTTAAATGTCTGAAAGGAAGGCATTTAGACACAGCAATAGGCTGTTACTATTTATCACTTACCGCAGAATCCGTCCGCCCATTCCTGTTTGTTGTCAAAGAATTCTCCTTCTTTAACATCTTTCATCTTTCGTGCTCTTTTAAGATGCACTTCACTATCAGTTTCTGTGATGAGTGTCATCCCAGATTGCCTAAAGTCTTCACTCTTGTCCACTCGTTTGTCCATGGATGGTTTCCTGCTGTTGTTTTCGTTCGTCATTAGTTTGCCAAAAATAATCATCGGTGTCTCCAAGGCGTCCCCAGTCCGTTCCTCCTTCAACTTCATACTCTATGGTAGATACTTTAAAGTCGGGGAACAAAGGTGCCTCAGGGGTCAGAGAGAGGTCATACAGACGCATCCTGTTATTGGGATACAAAGCATACTGACCATTCTCTAATGCAATACAATTGTGCGATTTGTGCTCATTAGGAGTTTCGCTCACATTATTATCTATCACATCAGGATTTGCATGATAGTTATCTAATGTAAACAAATATTTACCCTTCTGTAATCCATGATTACGAGTAAAGATCTCCACTTCCATTTGTGCAACAAAACCTTTGTTGATTGCCATTACTCCATAGTCCATGCAATTCCAAAATTGTAAATTGCTGAGATCCATGTCTATGACTGGGGTTTGGGGAGATCGTACAAATGCACTTATGGGTAATTTATCATACATCGCACCATATTCTGGTAAGTATGTTTCAAAATAAAAAGCACGCCCAGGTATACTTTTAGCAGCAACCCAGACGCCCTCAACAAACTCCCCATGTCCATCTTGATGATCGCGTAAGTATTCTCTACGAACCCAAACTTTTTCTGCAGGGAGATTGCAGATTAAATTCATCTACCTTGACCACGGTAACGCTTCTTTGCAACATTACGTGATGTAGCTGTGTACTTGGTGTGCTTACCACGTCCTTGACGAGTGCGCTTTGGTTTTGACTCAATTGTGTCGCCACCACTTAGTCCAACTTTTGCTTTTGCCATAATCTGAATCAATTGACTCCCATATTATACCACAAAATCATCCTGCTGCAAATACCGTCCAACATGCTGCTGCCATTAATGCCCCTCCAGGCGCTAATGCATCACCTAAACGTGAAACAGGTTGTCCCTCTACTATAACCTTCGCAGAACCGCCTACAAGCACGTCTGGGTGGACATCCTGACCACAGGTGTGTGGGGTAAAGGTATTACCAACTTGATGTACAGGTAATCCATTAGCAAATACAGTCTTTGCACTAGTAACACCTGTTGATGGTGAATAACAACCATGTCCAGTTGTAATGTCACCAAGTCTACTTACGGGTCTTAATGTTGCCATTATGGTAGTGAAATAAAGTTTCCATCTGGGGTATCTAAGAACCCCTTTTGCCTATCTATGTAGTATGATAAACGGTTTGCTGCTGGTGTCCAGTTGTTTTCAACCAACATCTTTCCTTGAAACGATGTAACAAATGGAGGACATGTATGTGTTACTACTAATGTGTAGTTATACTGCATAATTTCAATAAAAGATGGTCGCCATTTAACCCAACTACTAATCTCTGGTTGAAATGATGCCAAATAATCACTTCCTTCTGTTAAAACATCACTTTCAGTATCAGTTGCTAATTGTTCTAGTGTAATCGGAATCGCTGGTGGAGGAAACATCTCTAATGTAATCGACTCAGCATCCTCTGGGATCTTACCTAACTCTAAAAACTTTCTACCTGATATTAGATTGATAGCAGTTAACCGATTCACATCAGGTACTATACCCTCGGCTATTTCATCGTAAAAAGATCCCTGAAACTCTGGACTCCCTGAATAGTATGATGCGTAGATATACTCGGCGTCGTAAAAATACTTCTCACCATAATATCCCCTTAAGGGTCCTACTAATGCTAACGTCGGTACAGGACCACTCGCAACATTTCCATAACTCATCCTAGGTTCTATCCACCCCCTTTGCATACTATACTCGGGAATGTTCGGTACGGGTTTGTCAGCAATATCGACAAGACTTACAATACTATTCCCTAGTCCTGTACCACCACTCGGTCCCTGCCCAGGTACTAACGATATACTTGTGATTAGTTCGGGTAGTACAGGATCAGGACACCCTCCCACCGCCTGCACAGTTATCGTAAGACTGGGAGATATTAACTCATACAACAACGGATTTGCTGATGTCCTAATATTATCCTGAAATAATACCGTGCTAGGAGCTGGATTCAAGACAAAACTTGAACCACTTACTATTACATTCGGTGATGGGACAATCTGTACGGGCATTATACCGTCTTCGCTACTTGTAATAGATCCTTCTTAATACCCTCTACATTATTATGCAGATAATCTAACGTCTCTGAGAGACTTTCATAGTCACTTCCCTTCGGACGCCTATACATCAATTGCGGGCGCTCCAATTGCGATATCCGTTGGTCCAGGCTCGTCAACCTCTCGGACAGCTGGAGGAGTACTATCTCCAATTTCTGCTGTTGCTGTTGTAACTCTTCCATCGTTTTGATCACCTCTATTGAATGCTTCAGATGCTCGCGACTCAAACTCGTCGCAGAATTTATCGAAATTATTAAGGATATTATCGTAATCCTTAAAGTCAGCTTTTTCAGGCATTTTTTTGCTGGGAAATTTTTTTGGGTTTGAAGGTTTTGAAAAAACCATTTGCAAAAATATTTAGTGCTCGTCTGGATACTTTTGTAGGTTAGGGAAGGGGTAGGAGTCCCATCGCCGCTTGGCGCATCGCTAAGGGGGCAACGGGGGGCATATAACAGTCATTTAACTGTCCACCCCTGTCCCCTGTCCCCCGTGAGGGGTGCTACCCTCAGAGTTCTTCCATCATCTCATTCATCTCATCTGCATCGATGGCGTCGTCATCCCATGCCACACCGTCATCAGTCTTGCCTAGCATCCGTCCGATCTGCCCTTCGGTCATGCAACGTTGGAACTTCTCCCATGGTGTCTCGTCCTCGCTGCAGAACTTCACACATGCCTTCGCTGTGTTGTAGAGAAACTCATCGTTGCCAATCCACAGCGACACGTTCCATGTCTCGTAGTTTGCCCA